CAAATATATTTTCAATTTTATGTTGAGACAAGTTTTTACGTTTGATATTTTCTAGCACATCTAGATCCATGCTTTGAACACTGACAGTTAGTCCCTGATTGAACTTGGGATTTTTAATCAGTTTGAACACAATATCAAATACTTCGGGTTTTTGGTCTTTGGCCCAACTCATACTAAAGCTGTTGGGGCATCCGTATGTTTCCTGTACTTCAATTAACTTATCAGCTATGGCGTTATCACGCTCTACAAACATACCGAAGTTGGCATCAGTAATAGTTACAAATCCACAGCCTTTTTCTCCAATCCACTCTAGTTCTGCAAACACCTTTTCGAGATTAAACTTCTTCACCTTGTTATAGGTTAAGCTGCCCCAGTCACAAAATGTACAAGCATACGGACATCCTCGATTAGTTTCTACAGTTGCGTTCCATTCAACGTCGGTAACTTCGGACATGATCTTATCAAATACACCTGTGAGATACGGACTGGGCAAATCTTCTAGATTACCAATACGGTCGCCGTTTCCGGTATCTACTGCTACTTCATCTCTATTAATTAACAATCCTTTTATATCGTCCCAGGGCATGTTGTTAGATATAGCATCTAGTAGTTGTCTTAGTATTATTTCGCCTTCAGATTTAATAACAACGTCGATGAAAGATAATTTTTTAAATATATCTTTTTTAGTTATAGGCATTTCTGGGCCGCCAAAGAATATCAAACAATCTGGATTTATTTCTTTGACTCTACGTGCAAGAGAATAATTATAATTTTTATTCCATACATATGTACTGAATCCAACAATGCCACATTTAGATAATTTAATTGCAGTATCTTCAATATTATCTCTGCGCCAGATCAAATCTTCTAATTGATAGCTAGCTTTGATTGAATCAAACTGATTAACATACGCCCATAGAACTCCTACACTATACGGAAGATAGTGAGCGTTGAATTCCTTTGGGCCTTGTTGAAAGTTAGGCTGAACTAGGCTAATAAGGTTAGGAGACATAATATAATAATTTCTTTAAATCGCTGTTGAAATAACAATGCTCAGTTGTATAGTTAACCAGTCTATTATAATTGTGTTCGAGAACTGGTGTCATTTCTTCTATCATTGTATCCCACTGTTCGAAAGATAATTCACTTAGTCGTTTTACTTCTTCTGTGATTTTAATCAGACGTTTGTTGTCGTCTATTTCTTCATCGTAGCTTTCATCAAACCATCTTTCAAAAGTTAAAAATCCCATACTCCTGAGATGTGCCAATACTCCTGAAAGATTATGTATAATAAACGGATGGCGGGCTAGTATTGGCTTAATTTCTTTTTCTGTAAACCCTACAGATTTTTCTCTATTCTGTAATGCAAACGTACTCGATACTAGACTAAAGCAGCTTTTCTGATAAAATTCTATCGGCAGAGAAGTTGTTTGAAATTGATTAATTCTTAAGTCGACCATATCAACTTGTAATGGCAAGTTATTTTTTATTTTATCAAATCCCGCTTCAATGTACTCTGATTCATAGTGTCTATGTAGCTTGTTTATAGTTTGTTGTGCTTGGGTTACTTCTTCAGGAGAGACTCCGAGACTTACGTAGCCGTGCTCTATTAAGTTATTATACGCCAAACTGCATACTAAGAGCAACCGATGATCGTGCCATCTTCGATTAAGAGATAAAAACTTTTTTTCTTTTTTAACTGATCTGTCGTAATTAAAAAAGCCCAAGGTGTTTTCGTGATTGAATCGTTTATACACATGGTGAACATACATAATGACAATTTCTTGATTCGATGGAATACCTCGTTCTTTTACAAAGTTTTTATATTCCCTAGATGCATCAGCTGCTGCTACCATATAGATAATTTTATTGTACGGAATACTAGGAAAGTTTGCTAACTTTTGGTACAGCGTGTTAAAAAATGAATCTGTAAAAGATTCGCACTGATGGTTTAGTATTACGTATGCATTACCGTGATTTAATTCATTTAGTATTTCTAGACCAAACGATTCAAATATATCTGTTTGATACGATGGCCAATTCCACCCGTTTATATCAACATTTATAAACCATTTCTTGTCTTTATTAATTTTATCTAATGGCAGAATTTTAATATCTACGTTAATTTCTTTAAAATGAGGTTCTATAAATTCAACCCAATACGGGTCGCTGCCTCGATTAATAGCCGTAACATTAAATAAACTTGTATCTACTGTTATAGACTTTATGTCTAAAATTTGTAAAGTATTACTCATAATCTATGCCCAATCGGTGTGTACTCTGTTTTTTAAAAGTTGCCATTGAAAAATCTTTGGACAATACTTGCTGATTAGATTCTGCAACAAATTCTAATGTTTTCTTACTAAATTCTATATTAGGAATTATTTGTTGTAAGTATTCCAAGTGTTCGTTGGGTGTTGGATGATTATCAATATAGATTTCTTTCTGCCAATGAACTCGATATGCTGGTCTAGGACTACGAGTATTCCAATCTCCATCAAACACCGTGTCTAGTACATTTGGTTCAAGTGTTGTTAATATGTCGTTGTAAAATTCTAGCAAATAATCAACATTGGACATTTTTCCTCCATCGCTTTGTTTGCTATCAAATGGTACCATGGACATGAGCTTATAATCGCAGCCTATGCTGTCAAGAGAAAATTTACAACCAGATACTAAATTTAAATCTCTCATTAAGTATCCGTGATCACATAGGTATTTTTGTAAAAATTTTTCATCATATTCGTTTTGAAAATATAAATTGCCGGGAGTAATCCACCCGTCTTTTTTAACAAATCTATCTTCTCTAGTTACATTAGAAAACATGATCATAACTAGATCGTCTTTGTTGAGTTTGTGTTTTAAGATGGCTTCCATCAACGATTGATATATGAAGAAATTACCTGCTCCGGTTCGGCCATAGTTGTATGATTCTTCAAATTCTTTAGACACTATATCGGCCCACGTAGGCCAATAATATTGAGTAAAGCTGCATCCAAATGCAAAAAATCTCTTATACTTTTTAAAATCCATATCAGGCAGTTGGATAAATGTACCATTGTTGCAGTTCGGGATGCAATGGCGCGGGCCAGTTTGCTTCCTTACACTTATTAATAATACTAGCAGGTGCACCTGCTTCAGCTAACTCTAGATAATTGCTTAACCGTGGGCCAGCTGTACGAGGTTGCATAGCACAGGCTTGTGGCCATTCGCTCCACCAGGAGTTGAGATTAGTTTGCACTTCTGGATAGTTTACGTCTCTAGTAGGAACACGTTTATAGATAGTCTTTCCTTGATCTGGGGTTAAGAATAATGGTTTTTTGCCGCCGCCCCATATAACCGACATGTCCTCGCCTTCCATAACAATCTGCATACGTTGTATATGATCAAGATATCGACCATCTGGACCTAGTCCATTTGGGCATCGATCTGGTCTATTGTAAATAGGATGAGTGATGACTCTGTTTTCGTCAAATTGAAAATACCCAACCAGATCCCCATACTGATCACTAATCCACTGCCGTTCAGTTGATAGCCAGTCTTCAACAGATACCGTACTAGTTATGCCTTTGTGAATTTTAGTGAATGGAAGTGTGCCACCTTCGTAAGCAAAATATTCAAGATCGTCGCTAATTTTGCATGATAGAATATTATTCGGAACATCAAATGTCCAATTTAATACTAGGTGCGGCTTTCCCATGCGGTATTTCCTTAAAAACATATTTATAGATATTTTTTTACCTCAAAATTTAATTAATAAATATTCTATGCAAGAGTTAAAAGCCACTATCACTGCCAATCCATATTTTTGGTGTCCGAAAGGCACAACATTACTCACTGGCTGTTTTGATGATATCGATCACAAAATAACCTATATTAAATTATTGCTAAGTTACCCAGTACAGTCCTACGAGGATGTCGATCTGTTCCAATACATCGATAATGAATCGTTAGTCAAACTCAGGAATGATAAAACTGTATTAATATTTGATTCTGTATTTGAGGGATATAGTCCGAATATAATTCCTATTGCAAAAACATTATATAATAGTTGTGTTATTCATAATATAAATCCTAAAAAGGTATTTTACTTCACAGGAAATCTTATAGACAATTCGGCAGAAATTAATATTATTCCAATTTTTATATTAGACAACTTTCACGACTGGCAGAATACTCTGATTAACAGTCTGGAGAAAGCTAGATCCAACTGCTGTAAAAATTACAAAAAAATTATACTTAGTTTGTCTAGAAGAAATCGATCACATCGAGTATTTGCACATTGTATGCTGTTTAATTCACCGTTAGTCGAGCATAGTATTATTAGTCAAGACGTATTTAATTATACAATTAATGAGAACGATCTTAAAAAAATGGAAGTAACTGATCTTCAATTTGAAAGTTTTAAAAGTAGTCTTCCGTTGATTGCTGATAAAAATCGGTTTAATGTCAATGACCCTTTTAATGCATTGCCTGAATTGCATTCTAAAACAGCATTTAGTATTGTCAACGAGACTCTAGCAGACAATTCTAATAATACAACACTGTTCTTTTCAGAAAAATTCTTAAAACCTATTATTAACTTTCAACCAATGCTAATATACGGACATCAAGGAATTAATAAAAAACTAAGTCTACTGGGATTTAAAACGTACGAAAGTTATTTCAATTTAGACTTTGACGACGAACCAGATGATATTATACGATATAAGAAATTATTAGAAAGCGCCGCGGCTGCTGTTAACCTACTAAAAACAATGTCGAGAGAAGAGCAGATCGAGTGGCGGTTCGGTAATAAGAAATTGTTAAATCATAATTACGCAGTGTTTATCGAAAACCAGCATAGAAAAAGCCAGATATTAAAATTTGAAAAACTGTTAACTAATATTTTTAGCCTGGATTGAATACACTGTCTAGTTCAGGAAATGTTTCTAAAAAATTTCTATTTCGTAATGTATCATACTCAAGTGTTATTTTTCTAAATTCTTGCAATAATTGCTCATCATATTTTGATTTTTTTAAAGACAAAATCACATTTTGTATTTGAGTATTAACGGCTCGATTAAAAGTCGCCTTTGATAGTTTATCGATAATAGTTGATTTTAATTTATCATTTAAAATAGAAAAACTATAAAACTCAGGAGTTTGTAAGCTATACAACGACGGATTAAGATTGTTAATATTAAATAATTTTGATTCTATGATATAGGTAAAAAATTCAGGAAGCGTACTAACATTAAAAGACGATACCACTGTTGTTGTATATAATTGTACATGCGGAATCTGTTGTTTAATCAATCGTAAATTATCTTCAATGATTTTCCAATTTGTTCCTTCTCTAATATATTCAGCTCGATCCCCCCAACTGTCTAAACTGGCGTACACTTGTACGTTTGAAAAATGTTTCCATAACAAGATTACCGATCTGTCTTTGTATTTTAAATTGCTTAAATTTGTATTATAGTGTAATTTTACATCTGTCTTGCCGATAGAAATTAAATATTCTAAAATATCATAATGTTTGTCAGTAAGAAGAGGTTCTCCTCCTGCAAAATAAAATTCTTCAATATTTTTAAAATACGGTAAAAATTGATTATACAACTCATCGTTGCTGTTGCCACCAGCAAATATAAAAACTTTTTTATTTTGGCCAGTGCTATTATCTTCTGTGGCCCAACTAGACGAGTAAGTACTGCTACAGCTTCTACATTTAAAATTGCAGATATTGCTCCACCGAACGTCAAAGTATCGCAGATTCATTTCAACAGACCCATCAGAATTTGTGGTGTCAGCTAATGAAATATATTTTTTAAATTTGTCTGTATGAGATTGTCGAGGACTCGTTACTCCGGATTCTTCAATTTTATAGCAGGCAGAACACTCGGCACACTTTTTGCCGGCCAGCATGTTCTTTCGCATTGTCCTGTATTCTTTGCCATTCCAAATTTCGTTGATAGGTTGAGATTGGACATTGCCCAAATGTATATGATGATCACCAACGCTGCAAGGTAATACCGATCCGTCCGGATTGGCGTAGATATGTATCCACGGCAATATACAAAAAGTTTTAGAGGTCATTGTTCCATCCGGATTTTCTTGCTAGATATTGAGCCCATAGTAGATGACCAAATTCATTAGGGTGATTACTATGTAATACATTAGTCTGTATAAAAGCGTTTGATTGTTCTATAATATCAATTTCAGATAAAATTGTTTTCTTATCAAAACTAACAGTGTGATAATCTTTCATAATATTATCAAGCCAGCCAACTGTATAGAATGCCGGTGCAGCTATTTGTTTGCCTAAACAATTTGCAGAATATTGTATCCAGGTTTTATCAATAATTTTAAATGTTCTATCGGTATTCTTAGAATTTATTCTACAAAAATTCTTCCATAAGATGCAATCCAAATTATTGTATTGAGAAATTATACGTTCGTACCAATCAAAAAATATATCGTCATATTTTTCCAACCATGCATTAAAACTTATTTTTTCAGAAGGAGGCAATAAATTTTTTAAAGTATGATTTTTTTCTTTTATTTTTATAGAAATTGAATTTTCTCTACTAGGTTCTGTCATCTGCATACATACGTAGATTTTCTTGTATCTCATTGTACTTGTATGTTTTAAAATTCTTTCTAATTCACTAAACATATAAAAATTACAATTTCCAGGAACTGCATATTGATAAAGATCGGAATCGAGCATAACAGCTAGTCTGGATCCTACGGTATATACCAATTGAGCTTCAAAATTATATTGTTGGGTTGCAGTGGCTATTCCCCGTACCGTTTCACCGTAGGCCCAGCTTTCACCTATAAAAACTAAAAGTGTTTCTTTGTTTCTTTTTATATGAAATTCAGTATATTCGGCCGGCACCGTTATCCAGTCAGGTTTGAGGTTGTGATCAGTTAACACTACATCTGTTGCACCGCGTAATATTTCAAACATCGAGACGTTGTTAAAGTGTTTCGGTAATGTTTTAAATATGCTATATGAGTTTTTCATTACAATTATCCATAAAATTTATCAACTCAGGAAACGTTTTGGCAAAATCTGTACCGCGTCTACGGTCATATTCTGTAAACCAATTAAAGAAGTCTCTACGCCCCTCTTTCAGCTTCTCTGGGGTATAGATAGCTGATCCCATGTATTTCACAACTCTTTCAAATTTAGCATACTCTAAGTCGTTGAATTTGCTGCGGTTTTTATCGTCTAGATTGGCTAGAATGAAGTCTAGGTGACTTTGCATGTAAGGCATGAACTCATCTTTAGGCAGAATGTTCATATCATACTGCAGAGGTTCTTTTAAGTATGGTGTATCAAAACGCACACGTTGCCATTTGTTTTGCTCAAATCCGTTGTACTTAACACGCCATTCTAGAATCTTTTCTAACAAACTTTGAAAATTAGTCACCGTAAGAATATTAAACGTGATCATAAAGGTGATGGGCAACGATGTCTTAGTTAGGTAGGTGTCTAGATTACGTTCCCACACAGTTAAATCTAATCCCGTGCGAATATACTCTGCAGGTGCTCCCCACGTATCCATGCTGGTAAAAATTTTAAAGTCCTTGATCTTACCACCATTGACTAGATTGTTTACTTTCTCAACCAGACGATCGATTAATATAGGCTTGACTCCAAAATTTGTATTGATATTGAGTTCTAGATCAGGTAAAGGATTGTGTTCTAAATCTTCCAATAGACGCCATGTGCTAGATTGCAGCAATGGCTCACCGCCTGTGATACGTAGGATTGTCAATGTCTTACGAACTTCCGGCCACCAACGCCACCATGCTTCCACATAGGGATTGGTTTCTTCTTCGTAGATTTTAAACCAATCAATGTCGTTGCGATGATTCTTGACCATATTGTAAGGACCGTGATCTTTAATTTCTTTGTAATAACTACTGCTGTGTTTAGGATGGCAGTATCCACATTTAAAATTGCACTCGTTGCCGAATGAAATTTCTATGTACTGCGGATTAATATTTTGGTCCCAATCGCCGTCTTTGATTTGTTGAAATCTTTTATCAGTATAAATTGTTGAATTACGTTCTTTGCGATCACTAACATAATCCTCGCCCATGGCCTCGATGTTCCAGCAATAATTGCATCCACTAGGTTTTCCGCCGTTGAGCATTTCAAGACGTTCCATTTTCTTTTGTGCTGTGTTATGTAATGCACTAGGATCTATAATGATTTCATCTAAGGGGATAGTATGAGGTGCTGGATGGTAACAACTATGTGTTTCTCCTGTGCCTAAATAAATCGTGGTATGATGCCACTTGGCCATACAAAATGTGGGCGAAATTTCATTCATTATCGGAATAAATTTTTTAATTCTTGCTATATCGTCCATCGAATTGTTCCTTGAGCCATTCAAAATCGTTGATCTTTTTAAGAGCTTCTAAATTTGTTTTATGTTCGATACCATATTCTCGTCCACTGATTGCACCGTCGATGGCATAGTTATCTATAGACTCATCGCACCATACTCGCAGTCTTTGTTTGGTTTCTTCCTCTTGCTGACGATCGATAACTCGGCTAGCTAGTTTACAACACTCTCTAAACGAGCTTTTCCATGTGTTAAAAGGATCTGTATTAAATCCGTTTATATTCGAAATATCGGACATTGGTTTAAACCATTTGCTGATACTTGTGGTCATGTCTGGCTTGCTTAGATCCATATCTATGGTCATTTGTCTCGGCAATAACTTAACACCTCCGTTGCCATATTCTAGTCCATTGACAGGATTACGGCTTTTCCACACATGCACTGTGGACTTGGCATTAAAATCATAATAAGGAATTTGATAATTAAAATCAAAATCCGATTCTATAATTGCATCAGCGTCTACTACATAGAACATATCTGTTTCACACATTTTTGCTGCTTCGATGTGAGCTTGATGAATCCCTTTTACACCGTCGACCCTGTAGATATTATGGGCTGGATAATTTAACCTGCGATAATTTTCTTCTGCAAATGGTTCGTAATAAGAAATAAAAGCAATATCGAAAGGACGAGACACACTTGCAACAATATCTATTTCTTTTTTCTTTGTGAAAAATCTGTAATCCCATTCGCGTTGCAGAATACGTGCCGCTTTGGGAAAGATACAAATGCCATCAAAATAGTTACCATTTTTAAACACATGAATATATTCTTCATCCCACTTGAGCACACGATAGTCAAAGTTAAAATCTGTGACTGACAAATAATCCCATACCACCCAAAAGAATTTAGTAAACGACTTAGATTTTACTTCTTCAAAAGATTTTACATTTTCTAGTTTTTGTGCGTTAGGAACTTGATGCTTAAACATTGTCCAAACATCCTCATTAATTTTACCTTTACCTACTAGAAAAATATCATACATCCGCAGGCATCCGGTAATATGTTAGTCCCAGATTAATAGTTTCATCATAGAGCTCTAATGTGTACCTACTTTGTTCTGCATCAAGGAACGGCCAATCAAGACCTAAATTAAGTTTAATTTTATATCCAAGAGATATTATTTCTTCTACTAGACCAGTGCCGCCTACTTCTTCGAAAGGCCGACCATACTGATTCCATATGCCACCGAGGATTTCAAAGTCTCTAACTTCTACATAATTCCATTGTGTACAATTTGCCAACCATGTTCCCAATCTTGCACCGTGAACAGCATAAAGGCCGTGTTCCTCGTGTGCGCCAACGGTGGACCACATACGTAATCTATGAATATTGTGCCACCAAATACGTTGTTTAATTTCTTGCGGAGGAACCTTTACTCCATCAAGCAAGGTCATTTTAACGCCTTCTCGGAATCCTGCTCTCCATGCTTGAAACGGGCTACCTGTGATAATACTTTCACTGTAGACTCGAGGAAAGTTTTTATATCCCTCTTCCCAACAAAAGTCTACCTGTCCGCGATCACTGTTGGAATTTTCATGTGTCTTCATGTTGAGAACAAAATCCTTGCGCCAGATTTTTAATCCGCCGTTACCGTAACGTAATCCGTTGATGGTGTTACGTCCACACCACCCGTAGACTTGTATTTTAGGATCAGTCATGTCTAATTCAAGATTAAAAAATGCAGGATCCACAATGTTATCAGCATCGACGGTAATGAACCATTCTGTTTCACTTAGTTCTGCTGCGGCCTTATGTGCATGATCGCTGCCTTTTACACCATGCACACGCTTGGCCCAAGGTACTTTATTACACAGGTCAGCATAATGCAAATCTGCGTTCGGCTCATCATAACTTAGAAAGATAACATCAAATTCCACTGTTTTCATTTGTATTCTATAACATAATTCTTGAACAATCGTCTAGTGTAAACACTAAAGTTATCGTATGATACATTTTTAATTGTGACTGTTTTACCTACTAGATCATTTATTTTAACAGAAAACATCTTGTAAATCAAGTTAGGATCATTGTATTCTGTGATCAAAAAGTCCATAACTGTGCTGCCGTCCCAGACAAATTTTCTCTGTTTGTTTGCGTCTTTGTATTTTTTGGTTCCACTAAATTCAGTCGATAGTTGTACTTTTAATGTTTGATTCTTTGCAGTGTAGGTGAGATATATGTCAGGTTTAACTATGTCGGTATACTGTATCAGGGGTATTCTGTGCAACACATCATCTAATTTATTTAAAGTCTTGATCTCAGCTATTTCTAAATTACCTGAATGGATATCTATCTGACAATGATGTATCTGTATTTCTGCTGTGATAATCGCTAGTGCTGTTTCACTGTCTATATCAACCATGTGTTCTTCATCCGGAAAAGAATAGTCAGGTCCTACACTTGTTACAGCACCTGTAAGTTGATCATACACAACTACATATTTCACCGGCGCTGGCTTGTATTCAGATAACCATTTGTCAAAATCTTCTACAGTTTCCATGCTACTTCCTCTAGATTGTTTATCATTTCCTTGTTTATTTTATCTTTTTCCACATAGTGAACTATGTCGTACTGTTGGTAATTTCCTATTTTTAGTTGACCTTTCTTGTTGAGATAAAAACCCACATGATCACTCCATGTATCTGCAGGCCATGGCCAATTCTGTAACATGGGTTTCATGTGTACTATTCTAGGAAATTCTAATTCATACGCTATCTGATCTGTAATGCCTAGGATATCTGAAGATAGTGCAAACGCTTCATCAGTGCCTAGAACTTTTGGCTTGTACTGATGCAGGAACATGTTTGAAAATTCTATAGGATTTTTAATTATACTCCTGCCTAGATCAAAAAATTCTCTAGCCATTTGTGAGTCCTTGCTAAAAAAAGTCCACATAGAGTATAAATCTGGAAGATTATTTTTATCAAAGGCTTTTCTATAAGTGCGATCGATAACAGTATCACCTCTATAAGTAATCACTCGATTTGCAACATATAATTCGCAGTTATCAACAAAGTAATCAATCCAATGACTGTGATCTTGTAAAAAGATCATATCAGCATCTAGGCAGACAGTGTGATCAAAAGGAGTGAGCTGATCCATCCAAGATCGACCATCCCAAAATGTTTCTTGGCTCCATTCTATCACATGATCAAATACCCACGGGCTGGTAAGTTTTTCTATTTTTGTTTTATCATCTATCACGATCGCTACTCGATCATAGCCTTCTCGCTGTGTGTTTTTTATACTCAACGCCAGGCCGTAGGCCAACTGTAGATAATTGATAGAATCATGTTCTGCAACAACTAACAGATATCCAAAGTTCATATTAACTCCAATAATGCCTGTTTGTTTCTAATCACGCTTTGCTTGTTCATGATGTGTATGTCTACGTTAGATATAGAGGCGGCACAGTATGAGTTGGTGAATTTATGATCTACAAGAAACGTCAGCGTGTTACCATTAACACCGTGCAGTATATCTTTGTCCAAGGCCGATAATACCGGAGGCAAGGATCCTATATTGGTCTGTTGATAGCCATCTAATATGTGTTTAGCCACACTAAAGGCAATGTCATTTCTAAATTGTCGAGAGTCAAATCTAAATACATCAGCAAATTGAGAGTAATTTTCTTTGATGTAATTTACTGTGTCAAAAAATAATTTAGCATTTGCATTCTTAGAAAACATCACTGTAGTGGCCCAATACATTTTAACGCCGGTATCGCTCACATGACGATCTAGATATCCTGTGCGTGTATCATTATAGATATCGTTGATGGCATTTCCTAGCATAACATCTGCATCAACATTCCAATATTCTCCAAGACTGTTTGACAAGATAAAAAAATCACTGTCTATTAACAATGTTCTATCGTAGGGAGTAAGATCATATGCTGTGCTTCTGTTGGTGTTTATAAACGGAATCATCTGGCCAGCTTGACCGTCATGCAGGCGTCTTTGATTATCAGTAGTGGGTCTTTCAACTGTGATGATGTGATCAAACATGATATCGGCCTGACTAAAAATATTTGATTCCTTCATCCATGCAATGGTAGATGCATCGGTAATCAACGAAACTGGAACCTGTAAATTTTTCTTAGCCAATCCTCCAGCTATCACAGCCATTAGTGCGTAATCAACTGTGCGATTGTTGTGTGCGAAGAGTAGTATTCCCTGTGTCATTGCGATATTAGTTTTTCCACAGATCTACTTTTTTTAATCTTTTGATGTTGTTCAAAATATTCATTAGTGACTTCAAAATACCTTCGAAAAATCTCATCAGAAAATTCGTTGAGGTCATCTACTAGCACAGGGGTTTCGTTGGCATCTAACAGAATCACTCCGGATATTCTGTCTTTGGCACATAGCATGTCTACAAAAGTTAAAAGGGTTCTGTCGATTCGAAACAGGCCGCCGTTGAATCCGTAGGTTAATTTAGCTGCCATTCGTTCTTTAAGAACTTTTTTTTGAATAGAAAAAGTCTGTTGGTAGTTGGCAAAATCCAAAGCGTCTTTAAGCTGTTGGTCCATGAGTTCTCCTTGATAAACTGCGCAGTTTATTTATAGATGAACTAGAACCTGGAGGAAATTAATTAACTACCGGTTACTGCGCCTATGGCAATAATTGGCTGAGTCACTGTGAATATTTGACTTGCAGGCACCATGATACCTGTGGCATACAGTGAAGAAACATTCACAGTCAGCGTACCGTCTATAAAATCGCCTGGAGGAAACATACCAGCAGTGGCTGTTTGAGTAAGACCCGGAAAGGCAATAGGGGCGATTCCTGGATCAACATATCCGTCTGTGAATAGCACCCGAATCTCTAATTGGCTTGCTGAGCCTCCACTGTTACTAGGTTGGTCAACACATCTAGCCTGTAATTGATAATTGTTAGATCCATAAGGGCTTGATGCGGTGGCTGTGTAGTAGGTTTGAAATGCACTAGTAGTTCTATACCAATTTGTGCCATCGTTGGGCGTGGTGCCCGTGTTAGGCAGCGCGGCTCCGAAGTTCTGTGTTCCGGCTGAACTCAATAAACTAGTCCACGATGTGTTCTGATTAGATGCTGTTCCTCCAGATCTAGATGCACTAATTCTAATTTGACCACCGCTGTTAAACCAATATCTAGCATCGTTGGAATTTGACCAATAGACCTGTATGGTACCCACACATTGAGATAACCACGAAGTTGTTTTACTTGATGACACAACTCCCGTAGCAGCAGACTCGCCAGCTGCAACTGTGAACCTACTAGCAGATATCGTGTCTGCCCATGTATCATACTGTTTCTGTGGTACATCAAGTGTGCCAGTATCTGGTGTAAAGCTCGAAGTGTAGCGTATTGTTTGATTTTCAGAAACTACAGCCGTGGTTGGATTAGATCCAAAAATATGCTTATATGCATTGATAACGTCATATCTGAGATTGGCCCATTCGTTGACAGTGACTTTGCTATCGTCTCCGACAGCTGTCGATTGAATACGTGCCTGCTGGCCGTATCCTATGTTTCCAGATCCGTTACCTAAGACAGCAATTACCTTGTCCCTGATGGCGTTGTAATCTGTTTTTAAAATTTTACTATTAACTGCTGGCATGAGATTATTTAAGTCCTTAACTGCCTGTTACGCTAGAAAGTGAATACGATGGGCTTGTTATAGAAAAAGTACCAGAAGGTTGTAATTGCCCGGATGCTTTGAGTTCAGATACTGCTATAGTCAATGTTCCATTAACTACATCGGCTGGTGCAAAGGTCGGCGGTCCGGGATTAGCTGTATCCGGGTCAATATAACTATCTAACAGTGTCACACGCAGTTCTAACTGTGTGGCTGTTCCGGTGGAATTGTTTGACACATTGGTTCTAGCTTCAAGTTTGTAACTGTTGGCAGAATAAGAACTGCTCAAGAAATTTTGATAATAGGTCTGATAAGAATTTGTCATTGTATAATAATTAACTGCAGGGTCAGTGTTGGCACCAAATCCCTGTGTGCCAACTGAGTTTAGAAAGTTGACCCAAGCAGTGATCTGTGGTGATATCGCTGCCCCTACTAGGGACGACGTAACTCTTATTTTTCCGCCGCTGTTGAAAAAATATCTGCCTTGATTAGCATCACCAAATGTCACTGTTAGTGTTGCCTGTGCCTGGGTAGACCATAGTGTACTATAAGTTTGGCTGGCCTTGGCAGTAACTACAGATTGGCTTCCTGCTATGAGGAATCTTTTTGCACTAGCATCATTTAATAATATATCGTAATTGGTATTCGGTGAACTAGCTCCAAACCCTATAGGATCACCAACATTGACATTTACTACTGGTGGAATTGTTCCATCCTGATGAAATTTAATATTAATAATATCAAATTTAATTAAATCCCATTGTGCTTTGGTGATAGTGTTGCCTGTGAACACATCGGAACTTTGTATAGTTTGTCCGTAGCCTAGTGTGCCAGAACCGGTGCCTATCATCGATTCTGCTTTGTTTTGTATGGCTACATATTGCGCAGCAAAGACGTTGGTTCCTAAAGTCATTATAGCACCAATGCTTCTATTACGCTAATACTGTCCGAACCAGTTGACTCTAGTGCCACTGCAAACACATTGGCATAATTACCATGTGCTGCAATTGCTGCGCCTCTAGGACCAGCTACCAAACGATCACCTTTTCTAACTGACCCATATACCTTACACGGTACACGACCTTTTAGAGCGATATAAGTACCGCCTTGTAATTCACTGTTCATCATATAAGCTGGGTTAGCGGATACTACTCCAACAGCACGGGTATTAACATCTGCAGCAGTAACTTCTTTTTCGCCGCCAATCATCACCACTGTTCCAACTTCATATTCTTGATCAGCAAGATATTTTTCTGCTAGGTCGGCATATCGAGCAGCTGTGGCTGTGCCATTAAAGATATTAGCTGTGATGTTACCGCTGACATCTCTGGCAGCTATACTGTAAGCAGTGGCTGTGAGTCTAGCAGTTCTGTATTGGGTACTGACTGTGCCGTCTGCCCATGCAGGGTCAACTCTAACATCAGTGCGGTCAATAAAAGTACGATCTACTTTGTCTGCTATTCCCACAAATTGATTGGCTAATATGTTGCCGCTGGAATTACGTATGGTCACTGTGGATATTGCGGATCCCGGCACGGTGGCGCTGGAAGCTAATCCGTTTAGAGTACCGGCATCCGCGGCAGTGGCAGCTGATCCGGTTACTGATCCAGTTAATGTTCCTACAATATTGGCACCAGCAAATCCTATCTGTTTAGTGGCAGCATTGATTATGATATCATTATCATTAGCTAATACGTTACCTTTGTGACTGCCTGTGGTGTTACCTGTGACTGCACCTACCAAAGAGCCAGTGAATGTGGTAGCATAAACATTGCTCCATGCTAGTGTTGAAGATCCCAAAGTGTAAGAACCATTAACTCCGGGGACTAGTCCTGTGGATGTCACAATAGCTATGTCTCTTTCATCTGTGGTCTCTGTGACTGTGATTCTAAATGTGATTTCGTTACCTAAGCGATTTTCAACTACAACTCCATTTCCGCCTTCTACTCGTATTCTAAGATCGTTGCCATCACCTACTTGCAGGCCGGGATCTTTAAAACTGACTTCTGACGTAAATGAGCTTTCGCCTGATTTAATATATTGGTCGGCTGTGAAGCCTCCCAGTTTAGTAGCATTGCTAGCAGTTCCCCAAAAGGTAAAATCGTCAGTGGAAACACCAGTCTGTGATTTAGCCAGTGTAACACCTTTCTTTATCACCGTGAAGTCATCTATGGCATTTTTACTGTTGTCAAGAGTGAATGCAGTCTTGCTGATCACTGCTATGGTTTTGCTATCTGATATAACTTTTAATATGGTATGTGGGCCTTCTGCGGTGATCATGGTTCCATAGACCACTGCTGGACTGATAGTTGACGTTCCTAGATCCGGGCTAGAGATTGGGCCGATCAAGGTGAATGCTGTGCCGTTATATGCATATAATTGCTTGGCTCCGGTATCCCACCAGAAATCTCCTGCAACTAACCCGCTAGGAGCTGACGAACTAGCTTCGGCGCCGCCGGCTACTTTGAATCTAGTTCCATCATAGAATTTTAGTTTTTTAGTAGAGGTATCGAACCAGATTTGCCCCGTAACAGATTTAGGTGGTGCTGTGGTATTAGCGAAATTTTCTAATAGATGCACAAAATTTTCATTCTGCACTTCGCCATAACCTGCGTAATTTTTACCTACTAGCCGCAGATCTGTGGTGGTGTCGATGGTGCCGTCAGCTACTGACGTTAAAAATACACCGTTAAATTTGTTGACTTCATATGCCATGCTGTTAGCCCCTAATATCTTGTATTTATTACTGTCATTCTACACGAGCTGCTGCGGCTTCACGCTGCTGCTCAAGTTGTATACACTCTGCATCTGTTAAACTTGTGGTAATATTCAGTGCTTTCTGTCTGATGTGCCGCAAAATCTTCCAATCTGTGCTGTTTAAAAATTCACGTTCTTGTCCGTTAGCGACATCTGTGACTCGTTGTGCAGTAACACCAGCTGCTACCGCAGTGACAGATCTACTAGATATATCAAAGTAATGTGTTTGTGCTGCTATTTGGGCAGCTTGTGAATCTGTGATTTCTACCACCGAAACAGAACTGGGCACATTAGGTTGATAACTTAATACGCTAACTACTAGATTATTTTCTATACAAACATAATTCATGATTAACTCCAAATGGCCAAATAGTTTGCTGCTGGTGTGCTTCGTTGTTCTGTGTTTTGTACATAGACTCTGATTCTATCACCGAGATAAGAATAAGTACATCTAATCGAATCATTGCCGTCGACTCCACCTGCATAATGAACCACGTGTATTGACGGTATAAATGCTACAATATTTGCCATGCTTTTTCCTGCTGGGGGGAATACATCAAAAAAGTTTGCACCATCGTTGAATGATCCTACTTGATTAGTGTATCCCGATGTGCTGTATTGTGCTCCACTGACAATGGTATACTGAGGCAATCTGCTGTCTACATAGGTTTTGGTAGTAGCGTGATTTGCATTCACCGGAGCGCCAACCAATGTTAGATATCCAGTCATGGTGCTACCTGCCAAAGCTACTTTAGTAGCGTCGGTGGCTACTATTGTTATATCTTGTGTGCCATTAAATGATACACCATTAATTGTTCTTGCAGTTTGTAATTGTGTTGCGGTAGCAGCATTACCTGTGAGATTAGCTGTGATAGTTCCTGCTGCAAAATTACCGCTGGCATCACGTGCCACTACTTTGCTGGCAGTGTTAGTTGTGGTAGCATCTACTGAAATTGTCGCAGGTACATTACCATCAAATAAACTTAAACTTCCGCTGGTAGCGGTGTTTATCATATTCAAAAAACTACCTTTGGTTAGAGCTTCTTGAGCAATCGCCTGCCATGCAACACCGCCGGCCTGTGCAGTAAGTACAGTGCCCGATGCTCCCAAGCCTAACATGGCAGTTGTATTTGCTGCGGTTTGATAAGGAATAGCACCTAGGCCGCCACCTGGAAGATTTGTAGCCGTAGTTGCTAGAGTAGCTGTGGTAGCGTTGCCAAAAAAGTTGTTGGCGTAGACACCGGCAAATTTATATCCTGTTATACCAAGATTGGTTGTGTTATCGCCTATGATTGCAGGAGCATTTGGGCCACCGAGTCCCAAAGAAGTTGCCGAATCTACAAAGTTGACATCCGGGCCACTTGTACCCATGTCAAAATTCAAGCGTCCTGTGTCAGATCTAATCGTTGGAGTACTAGAATCAATGAACAGCCTAAGTTGATTTCCGCTGCCTACAAATATTCCACTATCATTGACATTCAGAGAACTTAATGTACCTACCTGTGTCAAGCCACTCAGTGTCACTGAACCATTTATTGTTGTACCAGTCAACGTGTCTGCGCTGGCAGTGATTGTTATATCTTGTGTGCCATTAAATGATACACCGTTTATGGTTCTTGCAGTGGCTAACCGTGTGGCAGAACCCGCATTGCCCGACAGGGTAGCACCGATAAATTGATTGGCCTGTACTGTATTAAATGTACTGACTCCCGACGAAGCGGTGACATTACCTGTAAGGTCACCTATAAACGTAGCTGTGATAGTGCCTGCTGAAAACCCACCTTCAGAATTTCTTGCTACTATCTTACCTATAACATTAGAAGATGTTGCGTCAACACTCCATGTGGTTTCTGAACTGCCGTTGAAATCAGCCCCAACAATATAGGTGCCTTTTTTCAACGTATTAGTTGTGTTGGCAGTCACAGTGACATCGGATGAGGCATTGAATGGCACACCATTAATCAATCTTGCGGTAGATAATTGATCTGCTGTGGCAGCGTTACCTGTGATGCTGCCATTGATCTTGGCTGTGGCGGATAAATTAATTCCCGCCAGCAAGGCATTACTGAATCCAGCAACTGAATTGCTAGGATTTATAACAAATGCAGCGGCGGAGCAGATAGCAAATGCAGTACCATTGGTTTCTAAAAAGATCACAGGCTGAGGATCACCTGCTATGTTATCTAATGAGTCAGCTCTGGCTCTAGTGGATCCAAATCCTTCCACAGCCTCGGGTCCTATGAATCTCCATTCTGTGCCAGTGTATACATATAATTGATTGACCGGAGTTTTTAACCACAGCGCCCCGGAGTTGGAGTTAGGTGGTGCTGATGCACTTAATGTAGCCGATCCAATAGGATTCCATTGTGTGCCATCATAAGCGTAGGCTGTATCATTTGTGGTATTAAACCATATCTGTCCGGTCAACGGTCTCGAAGGAGGAGCTGTGTTGGCAAAATTTTCTAAGAGGAATACAAAATTTTCATTCTGTGTTTCGCCGTAGCCTACATAGTTCCTGCCCACTAGACCCAGACTGGTGGAGGTATCAATAGTGCCGTCATCAAGCACTACCAGTTGAACCCCATTAAACTTGTTAATTACATAGGCCATTTATGCCGCTCCTGGTTCATTATGGTGGAAGTACTGTGTCTGATTGCCATGCCCACACACCCCCTACTATTTGAAACAATTTGATAATTCTTGTCACAGACACACTGGCTGCTGAGATAGTGGCTGTTGGAAAACTAATATTAGTAACTGCTAGACTTGAGCTGCCGGCTAGGTTGGTCAAGAATGCTGCTGTTGAGAATGCCGGAGGCAGTGAATTTATTTCTAAACTCTGTGCATTATTACTAATCAAGCTGCATAATATTCTTGCATAGGTGCCTGTACGATATTCGCCCACCGGAGCAAGATTATCTAATATGTTAGAAACTATATATGTGTTTGATTTTCCATCGGAAAGATCAATGCTGAAAATCAAAGGTCTTGATTCTATTCTGTTATCTGCGTATTCTTTAGTCGCGGCATCTTGGGCAGCTGTGGGATCTGCCATCCCTATGATTCTTGGAGACCCTATCAACACCACATTTCCTGTGCCGTCTGGTTCTAATTCAATATCATAATTAGTTGATACTGTGGAGATCCTATGATTTTCTAATCTCAGTTGTGTTACGGCCGGAGCACCCGGACCAACGTTTACTACATTTTGTGTACCGAATGAGCTCACTCCGGGAATACTGGTAATAGCAGAACCTAGGCTGTTTCCATCAATGACTTTTGTACCGCCTATATATACCGCTTTACCTGATGCTAGATTCAATGTTTCAGAAATATCTAACCAATTGCTGCTGTTACTGTAAGCAATGATTTTATCAGTGGTGCCTTTGATAGTTATGCCTGCACCGTCAGCTGTACTGTTAGTAGGGCTAGTGACATTGGCAATAATGATGTTTTTATCTTCTACTGTGAAAATGCTGGTGTTTAATGTAGTAGTTGTTCCTTCGACTGTGAGATTTCCGTTTACTACTAGGTCTCCACCAAGATTAACAGTACTAGAAGATATCGTAGGATATAACCCAATAGTCCTTGCATTTGAATTTATTACTATTGCATTTTCTTGTGTGTCTGCTCTATTAACACTCAAAGTAATATTTTTATTAGTTGAGGAGTTGGCTAAATTTACATTACCATCTGTAACAAAAAACGATCCTTGGTTGGCTGATCCTACGATCAATCCCGAGTCAACAGTAATTTGTAATTGTCCGTTGATTGCGTTGGCAGTATCAGTACGAACATATGTAGTAGCCGGCGCTCCGCCAAGACTGTCGCTGTCGGTACAAGTCGCACGTATTTTAAAATTAGCCAATGTTCCTACATTGAATCCCGGTGCGATATTGCCTGTATACCCGGTAATGGCTATTTTTGGGGTGAAGCTGTCTTTGGCAAATATGCCTAACAATATACCGTTGTTATACAAGCTAGTGATAACTCTAGTCTGATTAAGAGTATCTAGTATAGTATCTACTCTAAGTCCGCTCAGACTCTGTGAACTGCTGTAAGAAGGAGCCAATAGTATCGCCGAGGCACCGTCAAAGAAAAATATTTGTTCGCCCACATCGTCGTACCATAGATCGCCTATGGCCAAAGTCGAAGGCTGTGTGCTGGATATGGTTGCAGAACTAACTGGTACAAAACTAATACCGTTATACACTTTTAATTTTGATTCGCTGGAGTCAAACCATATTTGCCCTCTTAGAGGATGATCTGGTTGTGTTGACTCGGCAAAGTTTTCTAATATCTTAACTAGATTTTCATTAAATATTTCACCAAACCCGCTGTAATTTTTACCAATTAAGGTAATGTCTAATGATCGATCATCAATTTGACCGTCAGCAACAGTAGCAACTATAGTTCCGTCTGTTTTGTTAATCTGATATGCCATGTTATTTTACCTGTTAGAATGCCGGTAATCCGGATCTGATTATAAAGTTCATTGATAGAAATGGGTTCATCAATCCTACAGCAGTTCCAAGAGTAACGCCTACTGGTTTTTTGACACTACCACTGTCTTTGAGGTATTGTGCTTGACCCGGGGCCGTAGGTCCTAGACCAGAAGTGGCCAATGGATCAAGTGTTGTACTCACTGCTACCGCAGCATAGTCCTGAGTAGCTGTTGACAACGTATGACTGTGTTCCGGCAAGTTAGCCAAAGTCAATGCTACCGAACTAAGGCCCGCTGCACCCCCTAGGATTGTAGCCTGCACGTCTGGAACACGGCCTGCGGTGCCACCACCGGCATCTATATAAGGACCTGCAGATGTCGGAATAGTTCCTGAATTATCCATGTTGTCTTTACCTAGAGCAAATCTACCCCTAAGGTCAGGTAATCTAAATGTATTCACGCCTGCCAATGCAGCGGATCCATTAAATGTAACTCCAATAATGTCGAATAAATCACCAAATTTTGATCTTTCAATTTCTGATCCATCACATAACAAATATCCATCAGGAGTAGTTCCACCAGCAAAGGGTAATATTGCACCGATCGGTACAGCCAAGTCTCCCATGAATACTTCTCTGGTCTGTTTCAGTAATCCCGAACTAGCCAAAGTACTTTCACTCGGTCTATATGTTAATACAAAATCTCCCTTTTTGCCCCGATTGGGTGATGGTTCACTTTTTCCTGCTATGATGTTTGCTGTAAGAGTAGCATTGAAGATTTTTGTGGCGGTGCCTACTTGTCCGTCAAACTGCACAGCAGGTGATACTACGTCACCTGCTAGTTGAAAACTAGTTACTGTGCTTAGAGCTGTGGCTGTATTTGCGTTGCCGCTGATATTTCCTTCCAACACACCCTGTATGGTGTCTGCTATGATTGTTTTAGCACGTATATTGTTGAATCTTTTTAGCCCTGTGCCTAAATCATAGGTGTTGGTGAGACTTGGTTGAATGGTGTTGGTTTGTAGAATACCAGTAACATCTATACCATCTCCTACAATTAGATTTTTAGTAATTGCTGCGCCGCCCAAGGTTCGTATACTACCATTATTCAGATTGCTACTGGCTGTGGTGTTGATAGATACTAGTGTCCCTGTGAGTTTAAAATTGCCAATAACATCTAGAGATTCGGTTGGGTTTTCTTGATTTATTCCTACAAGATTATCTATTACTCTAAGTATTGTTGCAGGAATTCCGTTTCTGTTGGTCTGTAAATCAAGAGAACTACCTGCTGCAGAGTTGTATATGCTATTAGATGATTCAGTCGATAACAGTTTAAATGTTTCGTCAATCCCGATAGAAAGACCGTTGTTGTTTTTTATTTTTATTTCATAGTCAGTGGTATTGATGGTGTCTGATCTAAGAAATGTTCCTGCCGCTTTTTCTACTCCACCTACCAATAGTGCTTGAGCATTTTTAGCGGTACCGTTAAGTAGGGGTAAAAATCCGCCTACAAAATTAGCTATTTCAGTGGAGTCGGCAGGAGCACTTATGTTTATTCCCGATTTTACTGTGACGAATCCAGTGATTAAAGTTTTAGGAGTAAAACTGTCCTTGCTTATAACGATTACAGGAATATCGGCAATATAAAATATCAATATAAATCTATCTACGTTATCAGAATCAGCTATTTTTTCTATGACTGGACCATACCTTAAACCACCTACTGAACTTTCAGTCGGGCCAACTAAAATCCATCGTGTGCCAGTGAATATACGCAGTTGTTGATTTGTGGTATCTACCCAAAGTTCACCAACTTTACTGACTTCAACTGCAGGTTGGCTAACACCTTTCTGTATGCCCGAAGCTGCTTTCCAGGCTGTGTTATCCCATATTTTTAAAGTCTGTGAGCCGCCTGTGCTGTCATACCATAACTGTCCTTCTACTGGATTTACGGGTTGGTCTGTGGATGCAAAATTTTCCAGCAATGATAAAAAGTTTTCCGCTATGATCTGTCCATAGCCTGTGACATTTCGACCAGGAAAGATCAAGCTGGTATCTGTGCTAGAAGTATTATCAAATACTGTGATAGGACTTTTGTTTTGATTATCTGTAAAATTGACTATGTATGGCATGATTATACCTCAGCAAAGCCAGTTAAACTCTGCACACGTATGGTGTAGTCTATCTGTAGCAATCTATTCAAACTTTTTTGCACTGGGTGAAATATAACATGTGTCAGTAGCTTTCCGTCCGATGTATTTGGTCCAAGCCCTTTTAACCCCAATTCATCAAATACAAATTCACCATTCATGTCTACGCTGTTGTCAAAGGCTTCTTGATCTAAAGGTTCACCGTAATCTAGCAAACAACTGATCAAAATATCACTGTAGGTAGCGCCGCTGATATGTCTAATTTCCATCTTGTTTCTAATTGAATCTTGATTTTCAATAGCGTTTTGATCCACTACTTTTTGATAGGTTTGATTATATAGACTGGAATTTACTCCGACTGTGTTGGGGGTAAGATATGTGATAAGCCCTGTGGGGTCCACTGTGGTTCCGCCTGTACCAAAAATCATTTGATACACTGTTCCATACCCTTGATTGCTTAGACTGTTAACCATGGCCACACTCATATTTTCATAGTGTATAGCATTTCGTTTGTCCACAAAAACTTCTTTGGTTTCAGGATCATGGATTTTTATATGTCCTTCAAAGTGAAATCCACCCGCTTCGTTAGGGCGAGCTTGAGGAGTAACTATTGGTTGATCTTGATTATTTGGCATGTTGATCTCTTTTTGTTCCATCATGTATTTATTCAGGTATAGCGGAGGTCTTTTCCACAATGAATCTAGCTATAGCTGTGTCTGAATATATCAAACTCACGCCATCTGTAGCTGTGGTTTCACCCCTGGCATGCCAAGTTTTACCCTGTCTTCGTAACACAGTGATTCGGGTACCTGCCGGTAACACAGTGGTAAGTCGTATCTGTGCCGTTACACCGTCTACGCTGAATTCGGCTTCTTGCGTCTGATCTGCAGCTGGACTAGCAGCACCGTTGGCTTCTACGTAAACAGCTTGCGGATCTTTTTTCAGTCTACGCCCTGCAGCAAAAACTTCTATTTGATCACAAGGACCATTAGTTGTTGGTATAGCATTTCTGTACCACGTACCACTTCTAGTACCCTTCTGAGGCACAAAATCTAGCGGTCCAATTAACAATGTGCTACCGTCGCTGGTAAAGTCAGTTCTCTGCTGAACTTCGTTATACGGTATCACTTCACTGTATCCCACATCAACCACTACTGTGCCTTGAGCATATGTGTTTGCTATAGATGTTCCTTGAGCACCTCTGCGTAGTTGACTCAATATGTTGCCTATCTTTGACATGTATTCAATGCGTTCGCCTTGTATGAACACAACACCTGGTAAATTTCTGTTAGCTATTGGCTGAGACAGTCCGGTGGCATCAGTAACTTCTATGGCAGTATCGTAGTAGTTTAATACCTTGGCTAACTTGCATTCATCTTTTGAAAATCTGTTGTAATGAAACACATTCAACATGTCTTTGTGAATTTCATAAGCCGACGGTAATTTAAAGATATCATTGGTAAAGTTTACAATTTTTATAGTATCCGCAGGAGTCGAGTCCACTGTGATGTATACCACCGCTCTAGGCAAACTCACGTAATAGTCTTTGTCTTGTTTTAAACGAAGTCCATTCTTATATACCCACACATAACTTACTGAGATTGGAGATCTCGATAATTGGTGCTGTACTTGACCTCCACTGCTTTCATCTTGAATAATGTCCATAGACGGATATTCGCCAAACCAGGTAACATTAACTGCAGGGTATGTCGAATCAGATATTGTAGAATCCCCCGGAAATCCAAAGTCAAATGCAGAATCGATTGTGATATTATTATCTTGTATAGAATATTCTGCTCTAAGATCATTTTCAATCTTGATAGTATCGCCGATGGATAATTTAGATGCGTTAACAGTCAGCACCTTGGCAGGTCCATCTAGAGTATAATCCACAATAAATGTTCTAGGTGCATTGTTTATAAAAACTTTTAGATTTGCTGGCAGTATGCTGCCGCCAGGTTCGAGTGGGTCCACTCCTAGAGAGAATACATTATTGGTACCGTCATAGACAGCATACCCCGTATCAGGCCCTTTTAACAACTGACCGTTGGCTTCAACTATCATCGAGCTTAGAGTCGAACCTCTAGTTAATTCACTAAAGCCGGTGATTTCAAAACTTCTTGTGCTTCCTTCAAAGTAGAAGGTCTGAGTATTAACTTGTACCAAAGACAATCCTGAACTATCAATATCGGCCGTTGCTTCCAAACATACTATTTTAACTATGTCTCCCGCTTGTGGTGTGATTCCAAAATCTACCAAAGTTTTACCCACAGCATCAACTACATCTGTGCTGTTGCGAAATCCCACATCAACCTGTGTGCCATTTACACTAACAAATACACTGCTGGTATTGTCATAATTGGCATTGGTCAAAAACAATCCAGTAGCGCCATCTGCGGTATAACTTTGATAATCTAAAATACCAACACCACCGATTCCTATACTGAATATTTCTACAAATTCGTCTGCCAACGGAGCCACCAAGAAGTTTACAGTATTCGTTTCAAGATCAATAGTGTAGTGTGTGTTAATGGTTCTTGGTGTGTTAGACACATACACAAACACTGACTGACTTTCTAATACTGTTTGTCCTATGGCAAATTGTGTATCTGTACCGTTGGCAATCTTTACATTAGATTGCAGTGTTGCTGCACCAGAAATTGCGTTATTGTATACCTTGATTGAAACACTTTCTATGACCTGCCCCGGAACATTTTCTTCAGGTGCCGGTACAACTGTAGGATCTATGAATTTGCCCCCAGTGATAGCTATTTCTTCTGCTGTGGTACCGGTAGCTGTAGCGTAGGCGCCGCTGATTGACGACAGCGATCCTCCACTGAGTTTGGTATCTAGAATATTGGCATCTGTTATAACAACAGATCCGTCACTTTCTATAGGGCGGAATATAAGAATATCACCGTCTACGGTGCCTAGATATATACCGATGGTCACCACGGCATTTACGCCATCGCCGACAAACGTTGGCATTTCTGCTGTTGGATTTGTGCCTGTGCTTGAATCTTGTGCAGGTGAATAATTCTCATCATCGACACGCACAGTGATATTAGTATTCTTTCTTTTGATATAGATGTTGATTTGTTGACCGGCGGCTGGAACATACGGTAGTGTTACTGTGCCGGTACTGCCATCGGCAATATGATAATAATCCGAACTAGCCTCCACTGAATCCCAATTGTCTGTGAACCAGGGTAGAGCATCCCAGCCACCAGTGACATCGAATGTGGTGCCTTGGATTCTAACTCCGCCAAAGTCAATACCTGTCATTAACTGATTTAGTTCTTTTCCTATCATGCCTGCTTTGGGTGTGTAGGATTGGTTGATTCTGTTTACAGCATCTAATAACAAAATGTTCTTGTCATAGGTCACTGTGATTTCATCACCAGTAGACGGAGCTGTGTTAAACACCAATTTTCCACGTAATAAAGAATAACTATCAGTGTCTTGATAATATAGATTGATTGTATATTCGCTGGCTAATACCACTTGTGTTTTTTTAGTTACAAATAATTTTTGTGTTACTCTAATTTTAGCTTTGTCATTGGTTGGTGAGTAATTCAGCAAGAACACAGCACTGCTGCCTGTGGCTGTAAATGTCTGCGTCTGTGAAAATGTGTTGTAAATTCCGCTTGTAGAAATTCTATCAAATTTTACTGAGACATCAAATGTTCGAACTTGAGAATCACCTATAACTGATACTGCTTTAGCCTGAATAGAGGTAGGAGAGTTTCCGCCCACCAATGTAATCGTTGGTGCCGCGGTGTACCCTGAGCCTGCAGTTAGTACCTGTATGCTTGAAACTTTACCGTTGGAAATAAATGCTTTAGCAGTGGCGCCGGAACCGGTTCCGCTAATCAACACCTTAGGGGGAGTGGTATAGTCTGATCCCTGTTGATACACTTCTATAGCAGTCACCGTGTAGGAATTATTATCTGCCCACCATTTCCATGGATACTGCGATATTTCTGCTGATAACGAATTAACAGGATTGGCTCGGCTATCAAAGATTGAATATGACGGTGGTAAATCAAAATCAGCCACTGCTGATGAATATGTTTCTGGCGTATCATAACGACTTACATATTCTCTAACCGTGGTTCTAAATGGTTTAACCTCGTTGATGTATTCTTGATAACTCTGCAAATTATCATTTTTGTAATTGACTTTTTGTTCAAACGCTCCAATGTTATGTGTGGCATTTAGGAAACTGGTTTTAAATACCCAATCTACATATTGCTGTTCGCTAAACACATGTCGTATCGAAGCAAAAAATAATTTATTCCATTCCACTGCATAGTCACCGATAAACACTTGTTGTTTAATCGCTGTGAAAATATTTCTTAATTCTCTAGAATTTTCAATGTCATATGTTGTGGTATCAAATGCTTGCGTGTTGTCAAATCCAACTCCGATCGCGCCTGGGTCATATAATGATGAATTTATTTGAATAGTTCCATTTTGTCTGCTGACTAATAGATACCTGTCTAGGAACAACTCAGCGGTGTCTGAGATTTTTTCAAATACTGCCCATCCACCGGCAGCATATTCTTTGACTTTTATAATATCACCAACAGCAAGCTGAGCATCAACTATTTCGTAGATGCTGTTCAATTCTTTAATTATTCGAAGATTGCTGTTGTATCCTGTTCGGACCCAATCTATTTTGCTCCAATATTTGGTTGTATCAAAGGATTGAGATTTACTACGGAAATATACTTTTCGTAAATTATCCCAAGAATATATGCTCCAAAAATTATTTAAAGTGGCATCATTGTTAATCAATACAGAAAAGTATCTAACCTGAACATTTATACTACTGTATTTTTTACCACGATTAGTTACTACTACAATAATTACGCGACCTTGGCCATCTATATGGCATACTGCGGTGGCGTTGACTCCGTCACCGGATATTGTAATTGGTGGACCAATATAAATTCCACTTTGTTCTTGGTCAAATAATTCTTTAGGCTTATACCCGTATCCCGGATCCACAATGTCTATAGTATCTAATTCGCCATTGATTAGATTGCCTCGTAGAACCGCACGGCGGGTGTTGGTTGTTCCCACAGTCTGAAGATCAATATCAGTGTCTACTGTAACATCATACAGATTCAATGCAGAGCTAGGCACAGTATCTACACTGTTGAGATTGGTAAAATCTATGGTTTCTGCAAACGTTTCTTTTTGTAAAATATTGTTGATATATTCTATAACAATTTTCAGTGCTAAAATCCTATCAACGAACATGGTCTGCCGGGGTCGATATTCGATTCCGTATTTTTGTTTAGCTGACAGCGATATATCTGGAATTCTGTTGCCAGCAATATCCGAACCTACAAGACTGTCAATCCATTTGTTTTCTAGTTTAGCAGAAGGCAAACTGTCAGCCACACCTTCTGTAAGCAATTGATATTCGTTGTGTACAGGAATCTGTGATTCTAAGTTCTTTCTAATTTGTAGATTTATCAGTGCAGTGTCGGACTGCATAACTGATTTAAAATTATAACTTAAAAATTTGTCTGATTGCAAAAATGCCACAAATGCAATACCAGTACCTGCAGGATTAGAAATTAGATTTGCCACTTCGGCTGCTGATCGGTTACGATCCGCCATATTAGCTGGAGTCACAGCCTTGCTTCTAACCCAGTAATAGTATAATGTTTCTGAAACTTCGCCAGTAGTAGAACTAAAGAAAAATTTCACACTGTAAACATCATTGTTGGGATACAACGGCTGTCCGCTAACGCCCTGAGCTAGTCCTGCATTGGTGTCTGCCAAGGCTGCCCATTCATTAGGTAATAGCACTGTTTCTACCCATTCATAAACATCAATGCTGGCGCCTTGAACTGTTTGATTCCAATTTCCTATTCGATAGGCAGAATCTTTTTGTTCTGCATATTGAAACTTAGCTGTGCCAGTGTTCCACCATAATTTGCCTACATTTTTTTCCAACCAGTTAATAGTAGTATCTACTACTACTTCTGTTGTGCCCACAGTGTATACTGCAGGATCATAGGGGGTTTTATATTTTATTTCTTGTTCGGCTATGTTTAAAATTTTTCCTCTAGCAGCATCAATGTAATCTATATCTTGTATTTTTACATTTTTGACATTGTCATAGAGTTCAATTTTCTTTATTTTTCTTAGATCAACCAATGGCTGTTGGTTGGTCAACGTGGTCCAACTCGCGCCGACCGCGTTGGAAGTAAACAAGCGAGCGATTCCTTGGTAGGAGTTAGTTACTGAATTTTTATAGTAAGGAGATCCCACCAACAACTTTGTGCCCACGCAATCTACACTGTGACCAAATGATTCGTCTGTTTGCAAATCGCTGTCAAGTTTTTCTGTGAGGAAAAATATTTGATCTTTTTTATCAAACACATAGACTCCACCAGTGAATCCTTGTTCTACATAAAATCTTGTTCTGCTATTGTCGAATGTAGTACCTTCTAGTAGATCAAAGTTGATAGGAAATGGAGTTTTGGAGTTTCTGGCGCCTACAGCTATCTTTGCACTGTCGGGACTCACTGATACAGCAAATCCAAAATATTCGTTGGCATAGATTTCATAGCTCTGTAAACGTTGTTTCACACGGAATTCAGTAACCGATTGGTCTAGTTCCAACACATATACAGCACCTTGATCTTGATAGTTTACATCCGATCTAGGACAAGAAACAGCCAAGGTTGTTCCGTTAGAGTCTATGTCCATGCTAAACCCAAATTGATCTCCTGTGCTAATAACTAATCCAGAATCAATGTCGGTAAACGACGACAACGAACCGGCATTGATCATCTGAACGAGTTCGTAAGAATCATACTGGGTTTTCTTATAAACAAAAATCTTACCGCTGGAAGTGGTTGTGCTGTCTCCAACTTGTTGCCAACTTGCACTATCTGACGGATCTTCGTTGTAGCTTCGATATGTGCTGTCCGGGCCTAAGAATAAATCGCCTAACTGATAGTACTGATATGACTCGCTAGGCGATCCTCGATATCTAACTGTTTCGCCTTCGACATATTCTACATCGGCACGCCACAGGCCTCTGTAGTTGGCAAAGTAGGCACCGTCACTGTCAGGTGCTCCTATGACCAATATACTGCCATCGCTGCTCATGGTCATAGAAAAACCAAATTGATCTCCCTGCTTGACTAATTCTGCTTTTTGTGTATCTGTTAACAGTCCTGTAGTAGTAAATTCTAAAGTAGAACCGTCATCTTCTACAGAAATATTTGTAGGCAATGAACAGTGTGTAGAAATCTCACTGACTTTGAGCCAGTTCTGGGAATCTAGAGTAATAGTACTGCCGTCTGATGTCGAACCATCTAGGCTCTGCCATAGATTTCCACGAGCAGCTTCACCTATAGGATCTTGAGATGCTTGCCACACTATTTCATCTTGCTTGTATGAATCAAACAGATTGTAGATACCCTTGTATAGGGGGTTTTCCATGTGTGACCACTCAGTTCCACTATACTTGATAAGATATACTCTACCTGTATTGTTGTATGAACCTATGGCTGATACTGCTAGATAATATTCAGTTCCGTTCGCTCCGATGGTAATTTCTGATCCGAATTTTTCGTTGTCGGTGGGTCGAGGGCTCACAAACGCTGTGGTGTTGACATATCTGCCACTGACAAATTCGTATACAGCAACCATACCTTGTTGATAATATCCAGGATTACGTGCTGATGTTTCGGCAGGAATAATTGTGGTATGTTGAATCCAATCATCTGAATTTATAGCTACCTGAGTGCTGCCGTCACCTAGACCTACAAAATTTCCATTGGCATTTAATGCTCTATAAAGTCTGCCGCCATATAGTACGATATCATTTTGTTCATAGGCCACTTCAGTCTGCCATTCGCCCATGAATCTATTCACCACGCCGCTGGCGGTAGGCGCACCGATTACTAGATATTTGCCGTCAGGACTTACTGCCATTTTTTCACCAAACGATCCTAGAGCAATGTCGTAGAATCCAATAGGAGGTGCTATGATCTGTTTTAACGAGAGTCCTGCGTCTGTTTCTACATATACATTTACAAATCCTGCACCAGGCATGCTGCTGATCACATGTTTATTAATATTATCGTAAACAACTTTAGAGCCTGTGAGTAGTGGTGCTGAGGTGCCAAAATCTACTATGGGTTTTGAAGTATATAATTTATTTTTCTGTACAACTTCCCATTGATCGCTGCCGTTGTTGTCTACAAATACCAATGATTTGTTTTTCAATAGTGCTACTGGATGTTGATCAACAGCTGCATAGTCAGCAAATCTTGCTGTGGTTAACAACTGAATGTTAACTGTGGTGCTAGAATCTAGCTCTGGATCACTGATGTCTGCGTTGACCACAACTGTTATAGTGGTATTGGTTACTTCACTGACTTTGAAAAATCCGCTGAGATTAACAATCTCACGGAACCCCACATAATCATCAACTGCCACCGAATGCGGTCTGTTCAGTGTTAGAGTAACTACGGTATCGTCTATACGCACTGCCTCAGTGACATGTAACAGTGGTGATTCGTTGACTCGAAGTATCTGCCACGAGTCTTGATCGAATGTTACCCAGATGTGATCATTTTCGTCAACTGTGGCGATGTCCAGCGTGGTTAGTTGATCCATTGTGCCGATCACATGTTGATACTGCCCCGAACTAACATAGCCGGCAGTTAATTCTGGTTCTAGATCTACTGTGGTAGGTAAAATATCTACAGTATAGGGGATTGAAGAAATTGTGAAATCATTGGCGGTGAACCTATAATATTGATCCAAGGCATTGGGCGTTTCGCTGCTGGTAACCAAATGCGGCTGTGGATCTAATTTAAATCTATTCTTTTCTAGTTGGATTTCAATTTCTGAAAATTGATCAACGCCGCCAACCTGTCCTAATCTAAAGGCCCATTCTTCATTGAGTACGATACTATCGGAACCCGATCTGCTGAGCTTGTTAAAGATTTTGGTCACGCTGTTTGCAGTGCCTTTTTCTCTGATAAATCCTTGATACAGTTGATACTGGCTCACAGAATCATCTGCAAGATTTTGTAGATAGTCTCGTTGTTGATAACCTATGGCGTGTCTAGCTAATTCTCGCTGACTTTGATCTAGTCCCTGAGACGAAGTTTCAAAATAATCGCTGAATTGTTTTATCTTATAATCAAAATTTGACACTAGCTGTTTGACTGGTTTCGAATCTAGTTTTGACCAGTTGGCATCATTGAATGTTTCTGTGCCTAATTGATTTACAAGGCTGGTCCAATCATAAGATTTGTAAGCTACAATGTCTCCTAACCTATAATCGTTGAAAGGTTTCCAGGTCTGTATATCGACATTATCAAATATAAATCCGGGACTGGTATAGTCACCGTCCCAATCCACTGTACGGAAGGCCTGCATCTTAATACGACCTTGGCGATATCCAGTGGGTTTGTCATAGATAATATCATTGAATACTGTACGATCATCAAATACCGTGACGTGTTCTTTTATTACATAATGTAGTCTTGCATAGTAGATACCGTCAGTGGTATTTGTGGTTTCTATCTTGAGATTTTGAAAGCTTCTATTAACATTTATAAATCTCGGAGCCAGCGGAGTTCCGTCTCCTTTGAGAATCTGATAGTCATAGAATCCGTCTAATAGATTATCTGGTGTTCCTATCGGTACTGAAATCTCTAATTTTTGTGCAGAGGGACTTAGAGCAATAATAGCTCCCGGTTCCCAATTATGTTTGGTCCAGAACATGAACTCTTTGGCCGCACTAAGCCAATCTTGACTAGTAGCGTTTTGAGGATCATAATTATCAAAGATGATTCCCTGTGTTTTCAGATAGCTTTCATAACCTAACAGCAGATCCACTACTTCTTGTATAGTGTTCAACTTTGTTCCGTAGCTGATCTGTCTCACTGACAGTGTGTTGAACACACGTCTACGTTGAGCTTCTATTGCGCCTATTTTAGGCACATCACCCAGTTTCTGCCATTGACTACGATCGAAATCTCCGCCGCTGCGATGTGTTTTCACTGCTCGGTAAAAATTGCTCTGGTATCTTACCAATGTGCCGTTGTTGTAGTTTTTGTCTTCAATCCAGTCTGTGAATGCTTCGCTGATTCCTCCTACAGAGATCACAGGATCTTTGCTGCTGGCCTGAGCTTGATGATAATTGAAGTAAGGATGGATATCATCGTATCCTGCTAGTATCCAGCCACCTGCAGTTTTTTCCAGTCTCACACCACTGTAGCTTACCGTAGTTACCGGACTGCTAATGTTGAATATAATATCATAATTTTCCGAGGGAACAAAAATTCCAGAAGTAGTAGCTGAGGGATTTTTAGAATCTAATAGATATTTCTGTTGTTGCTGATCAACAAAACCACTCATCCTAAAACTAAGAGCTACATCTAATTTTTCTATTTTAATCTGTAGACTATTCGAAGCCAGCCCTTGAGATTTTGTATAGCTGGTTAGATACTTTACCAACCCCAACGCTGTGGAAGTTGTTACATAGGGTGAGATGTCTGCAATGGTTACAAATAAGTTTGTAGTAGAATTTACATACTGATCTAACTTGTTTTTTATGATTCTTGATCTATCAAAATTATCAGGAATATATTCGAATGGTTTCATTAAACACATAGCGGTGACTATTGCGAAAGGCCATTCAGAACTAGATCTCCATGCGTATTCTGTCGGGCTCACATCTCCTAGTACGAAAGGTCCGCGATTGTTGATCAACGAAAAATCCTGTGCTAGATTAGAGTCTAACGGGCTTAATAATTTGCCATCTCCATCTACCGGTACATGTCTAATAAGTCCTGGACGTTTGTATCTGTCATGTCGACCTGCTCGAACACCGTGGCGAATGATTCCAGCTTCAAGGTCTTCCCACAAAATTAAATTATTACTGGTGTATGGTGCTGACCCGTATTCTTCTTGCCACCAAGACGGCTGTTGGCTAAATCCCAGCATCTCCCAAGGACAGCGATGTGGGCGGTCTGTGTCATAGAAATGCTGATATACACCTCTCCACCAGCCAGGGATGTTTTTGGTCTTGGTAGGGTCTGACATATTTGAATAGGTGTAAGTGAATGAGTTCTCACTGTCAAAATATTCATTCAAGGTATAGTTGATGTTGGTGTTTTGGATCCACTTGAGGAAATCCTGCACTACAATACCATCTAACTGATTTTTAGAATATTCACCTTGACCATAATAACCTGCTAGTATTTGGTCTATGTCAAAAACTGCAGGATCATATTCCTGCTTGATATTATTATAGATACGTAATTCGAGCTCTATCAGTAGATCATCTCTGAAATCATTGTAGGCTGATGTGATACTGCCATCGTGTCCTTGTATCACATATCTAGGTTCTTGATAGGTGTCATCAAGAAATTTCATCGGAGTGTATTTTTTGTACAATCCCATGGTTGTGGGGGTCGGAGGAATATGATTGGTTGCTGTGCTGAGATATTCTCTTATCTCAATAGTATCACCTGCCGATGTCGACTGTGAGATTTTTACAAAACTAAATGTAGAATCAAATTCATAGTCTTGAGCATTTATCAATTGTACACTGTTTTTATAAACATAAACAGCTCGAGTGCTAGGTGTTTTTAAATCAAATGGTTGTGTTAGAGAAAATACTGCGATTCCTGTGTCTTCAACTATTGTTTCTAACACAGTATAGGCACCTGCTCCTATCATGTCTGAATCAGCAAATGCATTTTTTGATGTTTTTACTGCGGTAAGACTATTAATGATATCGTCAACAAAATCAACTATTTTGTCGTTGAAGTCAATTTCAACTGCCCGTTGTAGGAAATTGTTTTTAAAATCTGTATATTCTTTTTTAGCATATTGAATAGATTTTATAATATTATGAGACTTGTCACACAAGGTCATCATCGCCAATGGTACATTACCACTGTGTTTTAAAAATCTTTTGGCAAACAGTCTGTAATCTTCAAGATCTCTTAGATTGCTGGCTCCTGGCAATGTTCCTGTAAATTCGGTGTCCCATTCTACTGCGCTGGCAATATGATCCACAGCCTGTCCAAGAGTAAACGATTCAATGGGTGTGTTAAAAGGATTTTTTTCTAGACCAACTGGCATTTCATAGAAACCTTGGTCGGGTTCAATATCTGTAATGAGTTTTATTACCACAATATCTTTTACCGCAAATGTTTTGTTAAACACAAAGGTGCCACGATTTCTTGTCCATGTACCGGTATATGTTACGCCGTTAACGTAGAAATTTATTTCAGGATCAACAGTTAGGCTTTCCCATTGCACTGTGTTAAACACTAGTGTATCCGTGGCTGTTTCCACCACTTGATTATCTATTATAGGTTGTAAATATTTAGAATTTAGTTGCTGCCATCCATTGGCATATCTATCAGATCCGAATCTGTAAAACCCTGTAGATATCTTTTTCTGCACAGGAGATCTGTTAATAGTGTAACTAAATGTTTCAGTGTCCCAGTTCCAATTAAATTCTATGTCGCCGATATTATCTATGTTGAGGTAACTCAGCTTGAACCCCAGTTCTTTGTCAGTTCTAGCGGTACCTAGCTTGTAGCTTAATATACTAGACCCTGTGAATTCTGTATCTGCATAGGTGGCAGGATCACCGAAACTGATTTCATCAGAATCATAGACATCAAACTTCGGCGCTTGATTTACATCAGTCTTGGGTTGGCTAGATACCCAATCAGTTCCGTTGAAATGGAACATGAGGCCTTTATTTACTGTGCCTCGTCTCACGGTAACACATTGCCCTAGTATCGATTCAGTGTCATCACTTTCATTGAGATGGATTTGGGTAACACTATTATGGGTGATAAATTCTACTGTGTAAATTTTATTATTAACTAATTTGTCATTGTCTGCTACTACTAATATCCTTGCACCCTCGAATATAAATTCACCGTCTATGTTGTATCCTCGAGATCCTTCGATGATAGAAAACACATCAGTAGTATCTGTGTCTATATAATCCACAGTCTGTTTGGCTGTAGATCCGTGATTGAATAGCTGTAGTCCTGCACGAAATTCTATAATTGGACGTTTGGCCCTAGCAGATTCGTTGGCTGGAAAATCTTGACCTCTTAATTGATATGCTTTTTCTAAAACAGATCGGTGGAACCAACGATTGTATCTACTCCAGGGATTATTATCAACACTGTCTCTAGCAATGGTAATGTAGTCTTTAAATGCAGCATACTCTGTGGCATCGTCAAACGGTTGGGTGTCGAATCCCTCGTTGTCAAACAACACCTCAGGAACTTCTGTACTAAGTACTGGCACTACAAGATCACTAAATCTAGTCAAGGTTATGGCTGTGCCTACCCCTTCCACTAGCCACGAATCTCTTGCATAGATAGCAGGTGTTATATTTCCTGAGAACTCAACAATCATACCGTTGCTGAATTCTATAGCATTGCCGCTGGTATATGTGGTTTTACCAATAATCTCGATGTCTACATTAACGAATGTGTTTTCTTCTATGTCTGCAATAATAAATCTGCCAAACGCATCTGGAGTTATTTTGCTTTGATAATACAATGTGTCAGGAGCATCATACGGTACCACAAATGTCAATGTGCCGTTTTCAACGCCGTTGTTGGTAATTCCGTTGTCGTAGTCCAATGCAGAGCCTGCGCCGGCAGGTTCTACATATTGCCAATCTTCACTGTCTATGGCAATTGAGCTAGTATCAAAACTGGTAACATCTCTAATAGCTCTCCATAGTTTTGAATCATAGACCACAAGACTTCCTTGAGCATAGCTTCTACTTGGCTGAAACAACAAACTACCTGTATCAAAATTAGTGCGTATTGCAAATCCTTCAGCAGGAGCATTGACTCTAAATTTGTAGGTCTGTCCTCGATAAAGAGTCAACGTGGGATTATTAGTGTATGCATCTGGAGTGAATACAAATGAATTTTTAGTTGTACCTAATACCACCTTATAGGTGCTGTTGATAGTAGTACTCTGCCCTGTAATATTGATACTGCGTGGGCCTAGTGGCTCCCAATAATATTCTCGATAGTTGATGAACTTGTCCCAGTCAATAGGAGGATCCCAAGTGTAGTGTGTTTGACTGGTTACTTTGTCGTCTCTTTCAATGGTGTTCCCAAAAAATTTCAATTGATTTTTAACATCGATGTAGTCGTAGAAATTTTCTATTTTATCGTGATTTTTAAATATCACGCCGGGTTCAAGTTGATAGCTGCTACGCAATGTGCCATCTGTGTCAACATACACATCTTTACCGTTATAGGTTTTGTCATATCTACGACCAACATACCCCACAACTTTGTCTAACACACCAGGCTGTATCAAGGGATCGACTACCGCAGATAAAAATTTATCGTTGGCAGGGGTTTGAAAAATTACTGGTAGCAGTTCTACTGATCTGCGTATAGGTAGTTGACTGTTAGGAAATTTATCGGCCATATTAATAAGTTGTTGATACTATAGAGTTGGTACTGGCACCTATTTCAGATGCTGTGATAGCAGAGACAATTTCTATATCGTCTACTGTAGCTGAGCTGATCAGTATTTCATCCGATCTACTTTGTATTTCAAAAAGGCTGCCAAATGATTGATTAGCTTGTTTTGGCACTATCACAATGTTGGCAAGATCCGGTGACACTGTGTTTAAAATATATGTGGTTAGTTCACCCATATAAAATCGGTCGCCGAAGTCCCAATTGTTGATATCAAAGAAAGTATTGATAGCAGTGATTACTCTGACTTTGAGATCGTTGTCATTGATCGAACGATTCTGGTTCTTAACAATCTTAAACACTGCCTGTAGTTTGGAATCTGCCTTAGATCCAAACAGCACTTTGTATTTCACAGGATGATATATTATATCATCACTGATAGATTTGATTGATGACAATGCTGTGCCAAATGTTGTTCTTAATGCGTCGCTGGTAGGTGCAACTGGTTCGATGTCTGTGCCTCCTGCGAGATATATTCTGTAACTTTCATCGTAGTTTCTAATTAGCAGATATATATCAATAATATTGCTGGTAGAAGGATCGATCCTTCTATCTACACTGGCGTTATGAGTATATTGAAATTTAAGATTTCTTCTACCAACAACTGCTGTGTATTCGTTGGCGATATCCAAGGTGTTGGTAGTTCTGTTTACTCGTTTAATGATGCTTTCAGCAGAGTCATAGAAATATATCAACTGTTGATCGAGGTATGTCACGGTATCATTGAACGTTATTCCAGCCTCTTTTTGTCTGACTAAAATTAAATCATTTGAGTTGTCTATAAGTGTGTTAATTGCTGTTCCGTAGACATCGTTTGAAGCTAGGAAAAATAAGAAATTTAAATCTTGATCTAGCCCCACAATGTTTTCAAATGATTCAGGATTATCAACAACTCCGTCGTCATCGGCATCTCTAAAACTTAATTTAATTTCGTTGGTGCTTTCGTATCCGTCATCAAACTTTATTGTATCGCTGATTTCAAACGGAACATCTTGTTTGAGCTCAGTGATAAAATCCTTACCGGTGTTAATTCCCAACACCGAAATCTGATCTTTAACCACTGCTCCTACTTGATCATTATACTGTTTCTCATTGCTATCAAAATAAAATCTATTCTGTTGTACACTACCGAAAATATATGACTGCTTTCTAATTCTCACTATGTAGCTGTCAGGCTGTTTGACAAAAGTCACTACCCAAGAGCTGTCTATATTGGTATTGGTAGTATCTCCAGCTTTGCCCAAAGTAAAATCATTGGTTAGGTTCAAATTGCTGGCAGTGACCAACTTCCATTGAGATTCTGTAATCTCGTATCTCAGTCCGAAAGTTTGATTATCAAACACTTGGTTGACAATTTCAGTTTCTAGTGCAACAGGCAGGTCGCTGACAAATCTTGGTACTATGCGCTGAGCCACAGCGCCTGTGGGCACTAGATCGCTGAGTGTAATTGGTCCTAGTCCTTTAACATATGTGCCGTCTCCAGTGATCTTGACAATTTTTGTCCATATGTAATCTGTCTGATCCGCATCGTTGGTGTTGGTTGCAACTAATTTTCCTTTTTTAAATTTAAATCCGGTAGGTGGAATAAACTTCACTGCTGCGTTAACTAACACATATTTCAAGTTGCTGGTAGAATAGCCAGCAACCTTGAGTTGAGAATTATCTACTACATTTTTAAAATATCCTGTGCTAGTAGCTGTAGTCACAGACTGCCAAACTGTGTTAACGTCTGTGAATAATATCTTATCAAACTTTGTAAAATAAAAATTATAAACTTCAGCATCTGTAAACACCGGTTCTACACTGCGTCTGATAAAATTGATGATATCTATTCTGCTGGCGAATTTAAATGACAGCACAGATTCATCTTCTTGTTTATAAAGATATCCGTCATCTCCAAATACATTGATACTGCTATATTTGCCAGTGGCATCGATGATGTCAAAATTTCTGCTGATACCGCTGGATGTTCTATTCACTGCTTTAATTTTTACAATATTCTGTGAACCCAACAGTGGTGCAAGGTTATAATCTTCTGCGGTGATCATTCTATTCTGGGTGTAATAGACCGCTGGGGCATTGGCACGAATATTGTCTATGTCTTCCGATGCCGCAGAGTTAGCCACAGTGCTTTGTAGTGCCAGTCCTATGGTCAGAGTATGTTCAATATTGTTTTTGTTTCTATACAAAACAGAAATATTGATACCTCTTAATTCGTTGGGGTATACGGTATATGATAGCCCATTGCTAGTTCTATAAAATACTCTAAAAGATCCTTGTGGTAAATTTCCGTAGACCCCGTCTGCAAACACAAGATCTATGTTGTCATCTTCTTTGGTGTTGATAGCATATATGTTACGTATGTCTTGTGTGATGCTGTTGTAGGCAATATTGTTACCTACCAGTGATGAAACTTTGGTCCATTCTTCAAGTTGTGCTCCTTGTGAGTTTAGAGAAAACAACCATACATCATCGTTGTTGATGTTGCCTGCATCAACAGCGATTTTTTCGTTAGTGGTAGGAACATCCACTGTGAAATCTGCCAATTCTAATGTGCCTTGTTTGAACTGAACAAAAAATCCTGTGTTGGCACTGCCTGGTCCGGATCCATCATTTCTATAGATAAATCCCAATTGATTGCCGGGCACAGGTGGTTCTTCGTAGATGTTTTCGCTGTTTTTAAAAGCGGTGCTGACTATCTCAAAGCTCATGCCTCTGCTGGCCACAGTCTTGGTGAACGAGAACAACGGTACATCTGTGCCGACTGTGCGGAATCTATATTGTTCTGTGGGGATCCCTTGGATAGTGGCAGAGCCTTGGCTACGACCAAATTCTGTGTTATCTGCCATGGAACTATTCAACACGGTGAGAAACTGTTCTAACCAGTTGGCATTTGTAGGGTCATTCCAAGTTATCAGCTGTTGCGCAAGATTTTTTCCGTTGCTGTCTATGAGGGTATCAGTGGTAGTTATTGTTGCAAACTTTAATAGTCCACTGGCTGCAATCGTGCGTTTGGCATTATAACTAAGCATGCGAGCAATACGCAGCACACTTTCTTTGGTCTCTGCTAGTTCAATAAAATTTTCGCGGCTAGCAAGATCTATGCGGAATGCTAGACTTTGTCCCAAGAACGCCACAGCATCTATCAATGCCATGTATTCTGAAGATTCTATGTAATCATTAAAATCTTCTGGGTAGTTTTCGCGTAGATAGGTAATGATAACCCTACGCAGATTTTCAAAGTCGTAGCTGCGGAAATCAGCATTCTTAAATGTCTGATAGATCCTAGTCCAATCTTGATTTAGTATGAGATTGTTTTGTCTGCTGGTTGTGGTCATACCAATATTTACCCTTAAAAATAATATGCTTAGTTAATTACACTATTGTTTTTGTCAAAGTTCAAGGTCATGCGTTCATTGATGTTAAACGGAATGTACACCAAATCAGCTTGAATACGCATGCCTTGATCTGTGCTGTCTATGTTGATTTCAGTTACTGCAAATCTAGGATCATAGTTTATGATAGCTTCTACATCCTTGGCTATAATTTCTTTGACATCCGGAGTAAATGGTTCAAACAGCATGTCCCAGATCACTGTGCCAAATTCTGGATTTTCTAATTTCTCACCTTTGCGAATATAAAAATGATTGATCAAATCCTGCTTGACAAGATTGATATCATAGAGTTTGAAGTTCTTGTTAGCTTCGTTGGAACTGAATCCCTTGTAGGTGAATTGTCCTTGATTCTGCGTCACTGTAGCAGAACGTTGTGCGGCTGTTTGTTGATTGTATAGTCTTGTGGCCATAATTAAATATTCCTGTCCGTTTTATCCGGTGTTAGCAAATCTGGTGCTCTGTGCTCATGCAATGCCCAAGGTTCGTGCATGGGTATACGCTTCATGAAGCTTTTCACTATGCCTGCTTGATACCGCTTGTCCCACCCTGCTACCGTGCTGGTGGCAGGGTTGTCACGCAAATCGTAGGGTTTGACATAGTCTGCAGCAACAGCAGTTTCTGCATTATTAGGACCGTTAAGATTAATTTTAGTACCGTTGATCTTGACTTCTGCACTGCTACCGATGCTGATATCTGCTGTAGAGCTGATCTTTGTTTCTGCTGAACTTGCTATGTCAAGATCGTTTTTAGTAGATATTTTAGTCTTGGCTCCTACTAGTATGTCAAGATTAGCACCTACTGTGAGTTTGGCATCTGCATTAACTAAGAACTCCATGTCAGTGGCTATTTCTACATGCCATTTACCTGTTTCAGTTCTCATGTTGATATTTCTTCCTGCTTCTAAATTTATATCTCGAGCAGCACGTATATTGAGATCTTGCTGAGTATGCACACTGATACTGTCTTCGGCAAAGATATCTATTTTGCCGTTACTGGTAAGTTCTATCCATGCTGTGCCTCGAGCATTGGCAATGTAGATCAAATCTTCTGAATTGTGCATCAAGATCTGATGTCCAGTTCTGGTCCTTACCCTAAAATATTCACTGGCTGGGATAGTAGCAGATCCCTCATTGCCTTTTTTCTGATTAGCGGGATCTAATAGATCGACATATTTTACTGGGCCATCAGCGGCCGATGTTTCTCGATGATATCTATCATTGCCGTCATCCATGACAAATTGTGTGCCTCCTAACCTACTCACAGGCACAGTTGCTTGGCTATCTGCCTTGCCTATTTTTTGTTTTTTAGCACCTATTCTGCGATCAAGAGGTCCGGGTGTGCTGATGCCAAACACCATACTAGGAGCTTCACGCCTCGGTGAGCTGGTGTTAAATCCTCGCACATCGTCTTCTAGTAGACCCTGTTCAAGAAATCTATCTGCTATAGGATGAACCACTCTGGGATATTTTTCCGGATCAATTTCTTGTACATCACCATTGATACGTTTGTTGACTTCTGCCACCGGCAAAGGCAAGGCGGTGTTTCCGTATCGTTTTTTATCTTCGGCATCCAAGCTGTTTACTGTGCTACCGGCAATGGCTGGCACCATGTGATTGATGTTTACTCCTGGTACACAAGCAAACCAATATCCCGAGGCCGGATCACCATTGACAAACAGCACCAGCACGTTAACTCCAACATCTGGAGGTACAAACCACATACCGTATGATTTTTGCGTGTCGCTGAAACCGTCGATAGTAGATTTAGTGCCGTCATTTTTGCCCATGAACTCAAATGGAGTGTAGCCGAAAAATGGCGAGGCATATTTTACAATAAAAGTTTGACTATCATCGCCCGCGGTGTTGGCTTGATCTTTTAAAAGATTCACTTCTATAGATCCCATGAATGAAGGATCGAGATGGCTAATCACCCTAGCAACATATATGCCTGTGGTTAGACCGCCCCGTCTACCTTCATCATCAACTGATGGTCTTGATAATTCTGCCATTATTTTTGTCCTAGGTCCCTGTAATATCTAAATCCAACCACTCGCGGTGTTTGATTTGACGTGGTTGTAACTGGTGCATCTGTGCGACGGGGATCTGCAGATGATCGTTGACCTGAACCTGTAGTACTCGATGCACTAGTAGTGTTTGAATTTCCAGAACTGTTATCAATAGGTGAAGTTTTAGGAGATTCTTTTGGACCTATTTTAGTGGCTGGAGTATCAGCCTTGGTTCCCACCGGAGATTTATTATCTGATTCAACTTTGGTAGTTTCAGGTCCCTGTGGTCCTGGCATTCTTATACATTTTAATTTTTGTTTCCAATTACCGTCACTGAATGTGTTTTCACACTGAACAATACGATATATACCGCCAAACGGACTGTCCTCGGCAACTTGTGAAAAATCATACAAACCTGTTGTTGTGTTAACGTCAATCGGTGTCCTAAATGTGAGATAGATATAAACATTTCCGCTTTCATAATTCATTGTACCATCTTCAGTGATTTGATCAGTAGGTGTAGCTGACGAGGAAAAATGATTAGCCATTCCCGAATCTACTAACCAATAAGGATCCCCTAGAATTTCCAAGTCTATGGTAACCAAATCAGCACTGTTGCCGCTGATGAATTTCTGTTGAAAATTTTCTGCAACATTTTGTTCAACACTTTTTTGATCAGACCCACCTTTATATCCTGCCAGTAGCTCTGCATCGCGTTTGGGCCTCGATCGTCCCATTTGTGCTGCTTGTACTTCAGGAGCCTGTCCTTTGTTGGTGCTTGTGGAGGACGGCAATTTTTCTCCACGATTTTGATCTTGTGTGGCAGTTTTGGCAGATTCTGATTCTTTCTTAGGAGTGGCTCCTGAATAAAACAAATTATTAATTTGCACGTTAAAACTTAGAACATCAACATTTTGTCCGGTATAGATATACTGATATTCTTTCACTACATCTTTCAGTAATTGTGAATATCCTATGGGTGCAGAAGTAGCAGGAAGAAATAAACTTTGATGCACAAAATAAGGAACTACTCTAAAAGTTATTCTTTTGCCGTAATCACCTGTGAGTTTATCAAGTCCTAATAATTCTATCTGTACATCTAACTTAAACCATTTGATAAATCCCTGTGGGGTAAGATATGTTGGATCGATAGCTTCGGTGGCATATTCAGAACTTAGAATGATCTGATTTATAATTGATGTTAGAGATTGAGCTTGAGCAAATTGAAAAGCACGTTTTTTAGGATCAATGGTCATGCCGTCTCTAATCATCACACCTGTTTTTTCATCGTATTGATCACCGGCACGCTTGAACAACGGCCTTCCTCCCGAACTTTGATCAAATCCAAAACTAGCCGATGCTATGCTATTTTGATCTAATAGTTGAGGATCAATCTTGATCAGAGAGGCTGGAACTGCTGTTATCTGTTCTTTTTCATTGGGATTAACTGTGGCTTTTTTTATTTCTGCTTGATTGCCTGCTGAACTTTTCCAGTCACTGGAAAGTATAGGAAACTGTATCACATACTCATCTTTTACTGTTATTTCTTTATCTTTTAAAAGTTTTTCTTCAATATTATTTAAAAAATTTACTAGACTGCCCTCACCACTTCTTGCTAATATATCAAACACATGTCCACGTCCATCGGCAAAAAGTTTAATATCGCTGTAAGAGATATTAACCGAGCTTGAAAATCCTTGATGATTATAAGGTATAGCTTCAACTTTATATGTGCTGCCGCCTTCGTTAACTGAAAATTTGACTCCGGTTAATTTTAGTACGAAAAACTTGGGTTTAATATTTGATATAATTCTACCCAGTTGATCGAACCCTTGTATGTCCATGCGTAATACAAAAGGAGCATTATCCATATAACTTAGATATGTTGCATTTATTGCGGCGGCCTGCATGCTTTGTAATAACAATCCCATAGAATGCGGCTCAATAACGTCAAATTCAAATTTTACTGCATTAGAATTTCCCGTGGCTTCATTGGCTCCAATGATGTTTTTCATTACAAAATTGTTGATATAATATTCAGGCGCTTGAGTAACCAAGGACGGGCTTATAAAAATTTTTTGTCTTTGGGCATCAAATCTACCACCACTTGAAAACACAATGTTAGTTAACTCACCGGGACTATTTCTATATGACCGAGGATCATTAAATTGCGCAGGAGTAAGACACGCCATGGTCCACAAAATGTTAGAGCTGGCAAATACCTCCATGGGATTTCTATTTTTCTTTATTACTTCTGGATCTGGCCTGTTAGAACTAGCAGTAGACCGTGTGCCTAGTGATCCTTGATTGAATGCTATACCAGCTGCTGCCGTGCCTGGATTAGCTGCTCTGGCAGGAGCTTGATTGGTCACATTTTCTGCTGTACCTTGTGGCACTGAAATAGCCGGAGAGCCTGTCAGTGCTACCGAACCGTCTGGTTTGTAAGTTAATTCTTGACCTGTAGGAATAAATCTTGCTACCATTTATATTCCTAGAAACTTTTGCAGATTGTTTTTCTTGGGTAGATATATCACAACCCCTGGTTCAAAGTCATAGATAGGGTCTTTCAATACACTCATATTCCGCTGCACAAATACCCACCATAATTTTGCACTTCCGTATACATCATAGGCCAATAAGTCAGGTCGATGTCTATATTGATTTTCTATCACATAACGAAAATCATCTGGTTCAGAAGGCACTGGTCTTATTTCTAACAAATCAAGATAGAAATTATTTTGTCTAGTATCTGCCCAAGGACTATTTTTGTTATAATTGGCCATTAGATATATCCTCCACCATTCTTAGTAGCCATTTGGCCACGAGCGTAGTCTTGAAGATTAAACTGTCTTAAACCTTGTCTAGTATAAACAGGGGCCACTACCACAGTTATAGTACTAAGTGTTGGCACCCAGGTATATTTGCCGTTGTCGAAAGGGTCACATCGAATATAATTTACATCATCTTTGAAATCCACAGAAAAAGATTTTATAACAACAGGAACATTTTCAAATATGCGAGCACCATACCCCGACAATATACAGATGATCGGGGGATTGCCTGCTGGTGAGCTTTGTCCAAAAAACATTTTCGTGGCTGTTTTAAAAAAGGTAGTTGCTGCAATCCAGTAGGCACCTTCTTCGTTGGTTTCACAACTAAATTCTCCGCTGATAGTAATATCATCTACCACACTGTTTTTATAACTATACTGAGCATAATTACCGTGGGTGATCGGGATAGTAGAGTATTCTGCTTTGGTGCTAACTGTAACACTAGGAATATATGGCCAGACCACACCGCCGGTGTCTTGGAGCCGCTTAAACAACGCACTTTTAAAAATACCCCATTCACATTTTATGCGTACTCGCCAATCATCTGCATTGCCGACATTGAGTTGTATAGCTTCTCCTTGTGGGACGAACGTCTGCGCTCCCGCTGGAACGTTGACACCGCGTTTGAGACTAAGTATATTGTTAAGCATGCCGGCAGCTGCACTAAAACTGCCAGCAGCTTTCATTAGTCCGCCTGCGAGATTGCCGCCAGTGAGTTTATTAAGTGTTCCGGAGATATCTGCTGCTATGTTACTAGTTGAACCTGCCACTGATCTTAATTTATCTACTGCTCCACTGACTGCACTGTTCACTGTGACATTTCCACCCATGGCACTGTTACCAAAGTTTTTTATGTCACCGGCCATTTGGTTCAGTCCTGATTTGAATCCTCCCGACAGTTCGGCCGCTTTTTCATCTAGTTTGAGTTTTGAAATTTCAGACGACGAACTTTGTAATGCAGCTTGCCCTTCGTTGGTAGCTTGGCTTATGCTTTCTGAAATGCCTGCTACCAGCTGTGAAAAAGGTGCCACAGGGTTACTACCGGGTCCCGATGATGGTTTGGTAGAGGCTCCAACACTAAAAAACGCTGTTGCTTTTTCATTAATTGAGCGATTGTTAGCCACTTGTGCAGCAGAAATACCGGTGGGGTCTCCACTGGCCTTATTGATTCTATCAGCTTCTTCTTGCGGTGTTTCAGGATAAGTCTTGCGAGCCATTTTGAGCAGATTTCCTTGTCATATAGACTATTTATTATGATAAAAATGTGCTATTATATAACATATAACGGAGAATTCTAACTAATGATTGTGCCTAAAATTAAGTATCTAACCAACAAAGATCTATTAAGAGAAATACACCTAAGCAAAAATACCTACTGTAGTTTCACTGATCCTGCATACGGAGAATACGATCTAATCGTTACTACCTTGGACAAGCTGAACATACGCACTATAGCAGAAGCCAAAAGAAATAGAGCATCTAAAATGTCAAAGGCTGCACACGAAGCAGCGGTCACAGCAGCTGGTAAGAAAATGCCAGCCAAGGAGTTTGAAGTAGATTATCGCAAGGTAAAAAAACAGGATCTAGTTTTTCGTGTGATGACCTTTACGCACATACCGCTAGCGCCGGGGCGTAAGAAAACCCTAAAGAACACCGCAGACAGCCATGACAAAGTAAACTTTCCACCGTTTCAGCATTGGAAATATGACGACAACAACAACTTGGTGTGCGTAGGAAAAAGTCATTGGAAGGGCAATTTAGATCAAGGAGAGTTCTCCAAGGATCACGGACAAATGACCAACGACCTTGCTCGTATGTTTATCAAGCTCTGTGAGAGATATGCCACTAGAGGCAACGTCCGTGGTTACACCTACAATGATGAAATGAAAGGGCAGGCCATACTTCAGCTCACACAGATTGGACTACAATTTGACGAATCAAAAAGTGACAATCCGTTTGCCTATTATACTGCTGCTGTAACCAATTCATTCGTTAGAATCATAAACCTTGAAAAACGCAATCAAAACATTCGAGACGATATTCTTGAAATGAACGGTATGAATCCTTCATGGACTCGACAAAACAGCGCCAATGGTGGTAAGAACGCTCCCGGACCAGTCACTATCACAGATAGTTTAGATTGAGTTTGACCTTACATTTATATTCTGTTATAATTAATCTATGAACCTTTTTAAGAAAGTTGCATGCTTCACTGACATACACTTTGGATTAAAATCCGGAAGTCGCACACATAACCAAGACTGTGAAAATTTTGTGTCTTGGTTCTGCGACACAGCTCGAGTACAAGGCTGTGAAACAGCCATATTCCTAGGCGATTGGCATCATAATCGTAGTACTACTGATGTGAGTACTATGAATTATACTGTGAGTAACTTGGAAAAACTCAGTCAGAGCTTTGAACGAGTCTATTTCATTCTAGGCAATCACGACTTGTTCTACAAAGACAAACGTGAAATCAACTCCATTGAGTTTATGCGCCTGTTTCCCAACATCGTGCCCATACGTGAATTACACACAGAAGGCAATGTCACTATCATGCCTTGGCTGATAGGTGACGAATGGACTACAGTAAAACAACTGAAAAGCAGATACATATTTGGACATCTTGAGCTGCCGCATTTTTACATGAATGCCATGGTACAGATGCCCGATCACGGCCAGTTGCAGACTGGACACTTTCAGCATCAGGAATTGGTGTTTACTGGACACTTTCACAAGCGACAACAAAAAGGCAATGTGGTCTATATAGGCAATGCTTTTCCGCACAACTATGCAGATGCAGGTGATGACGATCGTGGCATGATGATCATGGATTGGGGCGGCAAGCCTGAATATCATTCTTGGCCCGATCAGCCCATATATCGAACCTATAAGTTGAGTCAGATCATCGACACTCCGGATAAGTTGCTGCGTGAAAAGATGCATTGTCGAGTGACCATTGACTTGCCTATTACCTTTGAAGAAGCAAACTTTATCAAAGAACAGTTCATGCCACAGTATAAACTGCGTGAACTCATGCTAATTCCAGAAAAGGTAGAGGTAGAAAGTTCTGTTAATCCCATAGATATCACATTCGAATCTGTTGACACAATTGTGATGAATCAAATCAATAACATAGACAGCGACACCTATGACAAAAAACTACTGTTGGACATCTATAACGAACTATGATTAAAATCAATAATCTCACAGTACGCAACTTCATGAGCGTGGGCAATCAGACCCAGGCCATAGATTTCGATCGCGGACAACTCACGTTGGTCTTAGGCGAGAACTTGGATCTAGGTGGAGATGACAGCGGAGCTCGTAATGGCACTGGTAAGACCACTATCATCAACGGTCTCAGCTATGCCATCTACGGACAGGCGCTGACTAACATCAAACGTGATAATCTCATCAACAAGATCAACTGCAAAGGCATGCTGTGTACTGTGACCTTTGAGAAAGATGGTGTCAAGTATCACATCGAGCGAGGCCGTAAACCTAATCTATTGAGATTCAGCATCAACGATCAGGAACAGGAGCTCAGCGACCTCGACGAAAGCCAAGGCGACAGCAGAGAAACACAAAAGGCCATTGAAGAAGTGTTTGGCATGAAACACGAAATGTTCAAACATCTCATTGCTTTGAACACCTACACAGAACCGTTCTTGAGCATGAAGGCAGCAGATCAACGTGCTATTATTGAACAGTTGTTGGGTATTACCATACTGTCAGAAAAAGCAGAATCTCTCAAAGATGCAATCAAGATCAGCAAAGACAGCATTGCAACAGAAAACACAAGAATAGAAACTGTCAAAGCCAGCAACGAAAGAATACAACAAAGCATAGAGTCGTTGATACGCAAACAACGCATGTGGGAAGAACAGAAAGAAACTTCTCTGACCAACTTGCTTAAAAGCATAGATCGACTCAGCGACATTGACATTGATCAAGAAATTCTCAATCAACGAGCATTAGCAGATTGGACTACAAATAAAAAAGAGCATGAAAGTCTAGCATCACTGAGTGCTAAACAAACTTCGGCGTTGGAAAAAGAGCAGCGTATTTTAGACAAGCTGGAACGAGAATTAACTAGTCTAACAGAACACAAGTGTCATACCTGCGGTCAAGAGTTACACGATTCCAAGCACACAGAAATCATGTCTGCCAAGTCTACACAGATTCAAGAAAGCCGAGGTGCTATCAACGAGCATCTTGAAGAGCTCAGTGTGATCGTCGAAGCAATATCGCTGCTAGGCGAACTTGGGGCATGTCCCGCAGTGACCTATGACAATCTAGAACAGGCTCTAAATCATAAAAACACCTTGGGCAGTCTAGAACGTGACATCACTATCAAGACTGCGGAAGAAAATCCCTACGATGATCAGATCGTTGAACTGAAAGAAACAGCAGTACAAGAAATAGATTGGAACAGTCTCAACGAGATAGTGCGTGTAAAGGATCATCAGGAGTTCTTGCACAAGTTATTGACCAACAAAGATAGTTTTGTTC